CACGGTAGTAGTTGCACCTAATGGCACAGATGTAAGCACTACTCCAAGCAACGTAACTGTAATAGTTCCACCTAATGCGACAAATCCAGCACAACCATGCACATGTAACCAAACTAACCAAACTCAGAAACCAAGTGAAGGAATTCCACCAGTGATAATTACTCCAGCACCAGGTCAGAACGTGACCACAAAACCACCTGAAATAACACCATTACCACCAATTGAGAATACTACAAACCCAAACCCTCCAGTGATTAATAACACAAATCCAGTCCCACCATTTCCAAGCAATAATCAGACAACAAATAACGGAACAGGTAATGGAACAGGCAACAATACCACAAACCCAGTGAGTTCAATAATTCCTGGATTCAGACCACAAGCAATAACCTATCATCCTATGAATAGTTGGGCATTACACGCCTAACTTCCCTTAACTTTTTATTTTTCAATTATTTTGACATGTCTACATGGAAAACTGTTGCTAATTCTGACCCTGGTGCGGGTAATGTTTACGGCGGCGACGATTTGGATAATTTGTTCAAAACTTTAAATGGGATTAATCTTGGTAAACTGCTACTTATTACAACTCCATTCAAGTTTGATACTTACGTCGATTGGAAAGCTCAATCAAGTGCACCAGCCAATCAAACTGATTTGACACAGACAAGAATCTATCCAAGAACTGTTGATTCTAATAATAACGGCTATTTTGTAAAAATAAAAGAAAATGCTGCAGTAGTTGAAGTTAGATTAGCATGACTGTTACAAGATATGGTGGGTGTCAGATGGTTGGTCTTGCAGCTGACACTAAACCTTCACATGCTGGATTAAACGGTTGGAGATTTCTTGAAAGCGATACAGGTTTTCTATATTATCATAATGGTACTAGTTGGACAAAGATAACTGGATATGATAAGACTGAAACCCTAACTAACAAAACAATAGATGCTGAACTGAATAGTTTGAGTGGGGTAATACAATCACCTTTTACTCAGACTTACAGAAGACAAGGTTTTGTTGCAACTGCAGCTAATCCAGCATCTAGTTTACATGGGTGTTTAGTTGGTTGGCCTACTGGTGGAACTGCAACTATAACAAATGATGCAGCTGAAGGTTGGGTATCTAATTTTAACAGTTCTTCCTCAGGTGCAATCATTGGCTTTATTTCTAATGCAACATTTCAATTACCAGCACAACGAGCTTTTAACACATACTTTAAGGTAAGAGCACAAGTATCAACCACAACCAGTTCTCGTTTGTATATGGGCTTTAGCAGTCTGAATTTGTTAACAGCATCTGATACTATCCTAGCATCTGGTGATCATGGGTGTCTTATGGGTTTTTCAACAACAACTGCTAACTTTTCAGTGTTTAATAATGATGCAACTGCAGCAATGGTAACAACATCGATGGGTCTTGCAAAAGATACTGCATGGCATACTTATGAAATGGCTATGACAGCAGCAGGTAATATTGTTTGTAAAGTAGATGGAGCAAATACTGTAACAGTATCATCAAGACTACCAGGCAACACGACAAATATCTATGGCAACGTATGTATGCAATTAGCTGCAGCTTCCTCAATGACTTTAGAAGTTAGAGGCGTAGTCTTCAGGTCTGATAAATAAATGGAAATATCTTTTAATTTATTAGATTATGATTGTGATTGTCCTTGCCATAATCGTATCGAGTGGTCCAAGTAATTGGTAGATATTACAATTGAAAGAAGACTTGGATGTGAGTTTGTTGGTATGTCTTCATTTACAAAGCCTGACCATGATGGACTTGCTGGTTTTAGATTCTATGAAGTTGATACTGGACTAATCTATTATCATACTGGAGTTGTATGGACTCCTATTAGTGGATATGCTGAAACTGAATCTTATTCAAACAAAACTATAACTGCAACAGATAATACAATCACTGGTTTAGCAACTCAATCAAGCTTGGCATTAAATGCAAAGAGAACTGGTAGCTTTATCCCTGCTGTTAATGGTCCTGCTTTAATTGGTGCACTTGGAGGAATGTTAGTTAGTACTGGTGCATCAGAAAACCCATTTTCAGCAATTGATGATAATGAAGGCAACTATCAAAACTTTAGGGGTAATCTAACTACAGAGAAGATGGGAATTCAATCAACTTCTAGCACTAACTCTATGAATACCACCTTTGGACAGAACCCCTATGTCAGATTTAGACTTAGACTAGATAATACAGCTGGAATTCGCTTTTACTTTGGATATACTTCATTGCAAGCTTTACCTGCTTCAAATACGCCATTAGGTAGTGCGGATAGTGGGGTTATCATAGGGTTTGGTTCAAGCACAGCAAACTTTACAATCTATAATAATGATGGTTCAACTACTGCACAAACAGCAGACTTTGAAACACCAACTGCAAAGAATGCAGCATGGCATAACTTCACAATTGATGCTACTGGGAATAATGTTGTAGTATGTAGCTTAGACGATACAAACAGTCTTACATTAGGTAGTAGAATTCCAGCTAATGCGACAACACTGTATTTTAATTGTGTAGTTCAATACGTCTAATTGATTAGATATGGTTTTATCATTTAAAGCAGGCAGTTGGACATCCAGGGCTACAGTAGGAAACGATACAATTACTGGAGTTGGGTTTACTCCTAAGGTAGTTATAATTTTCAGTACTGCTTATTATGTTGCTTTTAATTCAATAGACAGTTACACCTATGTTAATATTGGTGCAGCTGCTGATACAACTGCAGCTAATCAGAAATGTATTTTTGCTGTATCAGAAGATGCGGTTGGCACTTCAGTATCACATCAAGCCTGGAATACTGCAGCTGCATGTAATGCTGGAACTGGTGATGGAAATACCACAGTTGGTTCAGTCTCAGCATTAGGTGCAGATGGTTTTACATTTAACTGGACTACGATAGCACGTGCTACAAAGAATGAATACATGTGCTTTGGTGGAGCAGATATTACAAATGCTAAGGTTGGTGTGCTTACAACTCCATTATCGGGTGCAACTGGAACTGTTGCTTATACTGGAGTAGGATTTCAGCCTGATGTTTTGATATTCTTTGGTAATGCTCAACCCACATCAGGAACTACTGCAGCTACTGGTTACAATCAGGGAATAGGTTTTGCAACATCAGCTTCAAATCAAGGATGTCTGGCTAATCTATCAAAGCATGGTGTTACTCCTATGCAAGCTAAACATTATCAAAGAGGAGATAACGCAGCTTGCTTTGCTCTTATTGATAATGGAACTACGACAAACGTAGGATTGCAAGGCACACTTACAACAATGGGTTCAGATGGGTTTTCAATTAATTGGACTACTGTTGCAGCTGCACAAGCAAGTCTTAAACTAAATTATGTAGCAATAAAAGGTGGTAACTGGAAAGTTGGTTCATTTACAACTCCTACAACTGGAACTGCACCAGTTTCACAATCAACTTCTGGAGTTGGATTTCAACCAACTGGATTATTTCTAGCATCTGGATGTGGAACTGCTGCAACAACAGTCCAGGCACACAATCATACGAGTTTAGGTGCGGGTTCTTCTTCTGCTAATTATTTAGGTGGATTTACTGCAGATAATGACGCTGTAGCAACTAGCCAGACAATGAACATTAACAAGACAAGTCCAGCAAAGATTGCTTCAATGTATACTGTTGTAGCAAATGAAGCCAATTCAACAGTAAAAGCAGAAGCAGGTTTAAGCACATTAGATGCTGATGGGTTTACACTAAGCTGGACTACAAGAGACGCTAACGCCTATCAATTACTGTATTTAGCTGCTGGTTCAACTGCTGCAGTAACTGGAGCAAGAAATTTACAGATTGGTAAAGGTTGGTTCTATTCAGATAATTAACGCCTAGCAAAAATGTGCAAGGAGCACTTATTTCAAGTCAAGATAACAGACTATTCCTAGAGACTTATCTAATCGATACAACTGTCACAAAGAAAGGTAAGAAAGTCAATGACCAATCAATAGATAGTAATGTTCTTGCTTCAAGAGGCCATCCATTAACACTCTATCCTAAGCAAAGAGAAAATACATGGATTTGGGACCATCCAGTTATCGAGACTAATTCACTTTCTGATAATATTGAGCTGCAGAAAAAGTATACAATAGGCCATGAAATTCGAATGAAAAAAGTAAAAGATGGCTATTGGAATGCTGTCTATGAAATCATAGATGAGGGAGCTAAAAAGTTATTCAAAGAGTATGATGGTAAGACAATCCCTTTCTATACAAGCACTGGAATAATTCATTCTTCAGTTGAAGACCCACTTGATATCAAGAACTGGAAAATTATTCATAATGCTATTGTTTCAGAACCTGCTAACGGATTTGAAAAAGCTCAGGCAGTTGATATGTGTTCTGGAACTGAATTAGCGTGTCAATCCATATTAACTGCTTCTGCTAATACACAAATCCCTTTCTGTGTTACAGCTGCTTTAGGCAATTACATTAGTTCTCTTGCATCTTTCACAGGCAGTTCACTACATTATACAATGAGTTCCGAAACAACCGCACAGGTTTCACAAGGTCAAACTGATGTGAAATCAGCAATAAATTATAATCCAGGCTTTACAAATACGAATGCTCAAACAGGAACTGGTTCTATTCCAGCCTCACTAACTCCTTCAATGCCAGACACATCAAATGTAAAGCAAGATGCAAAGACCGAACAGAAAGAAGAGGTCGATTATAAAGCACTTGCCGACCAATTGAAATCTGAACTTAAGCAACTGAAAACAGAAAAAGAGCAGAAAGATAATGATAACAAAACTATAACTGAAAGGTTGGCAAGTCTGGAAAGAGAAAATTCACGTAACGCAAGAAAGAACCAGGTGTTTGCTATTCTGCAACAATTTCCTGAGGCTTTCACAGATGTAAAGACGGGTCATGTGAACCAGCAAGAGTATAGCAAGACTGTACTGGAATGGATAGACAAGGGTTATGACGATAAGACTATCCAGGAATTGCTTGAAGCAAAAGTTATCAAAGTAAAGAATGTTTTACAATCAAAGTCTAATGAACAGCAGTTAAAGCAAGTGTATTCTAGCGTAACAACTCCAGATGTGAGTTATCAATCAACTCAAATGACAACTGCATCTGTGTCAAGCGATAGTTCTCTTCCTATTTGGGAGCAAGTGTTTGATTTAACAAATGCTAGAATTAAAAACGCTGCTGAACGATATCAAAAATCTGGAGGGAGTTACTAAGAAATGGTCACTGTAGTAGCAAATCCAGACTTAACTACAACGACCCCAACGACTACAACAGTTTTGTTGGGTGATGTTGATTTAGTTGGACTTGATCAGATTTATGTAAATAAAACAAAAGGTGTTGGAACTGCAATCGTAAGAGGCACAGTTATGGTTAGAGATAATACTGTAACACCAAACGTATACAAAGCTGCAACTGCTGGCGATTTAAGGCCGATTGTTGTTAGTGGTTTGCCTACTAACACATGGGATTATGCTAATCCATTGCGTTCAGCTTCTGATAATGATACAAGAATTCAGGTGATTGTATCAGGCAGAGTTGTGCTAAAAGCTGGAGGCGCAATTCAACCAGGTGCAAAGGTGCAATGTGCAGCTAGTAATAAGGTCATATTGTGGGACGGAACTGCTGGTAAAGATGTTGGGGTTTATCTTGGTAAGCCTGGAACACTTGGAGGAAACGTTACCTCAGGAGCGGCAGCAGACAACGATTTGATATGGGTGCAGTTTAACGGAGGTGCATATTAGTAATGACAGTTAATGAAATAGAGTTATTACCAACAATGGGAATGTTTGGTAATGACTCTGTAATTCAACGCAAGCAAGCCATGATGTTTTATAACCAAATGGCTGATGCTAGAGATAAAACAAAGGCATATCTAAATAGTAAATCTATCTGGTATAACCCAAGCACAACAATGCTAACTGATGAAAGAACAGGACGCAGAGTTAAACCAAGAACGCTTTACGTAGGAGAGGAAGCAATGAATGGTGCACCTATTCCAACATGGGAAATGCCAGTAATGAGCATTGACAAGATGGCAGAGTCTGCTAAGGTAAGAATGCAAGGCAGTTATGCATCAATGACAGATATTGATAAAGCAAAGTATGACCCATATGAGGCAGAGTTTCAAGAGTCTCTAAAGTATTACTACGATATGCTATCCAGTGCATCAATGACTTCACAAGACTTTGCAACACTGAATAACGCAACACTGACTGGAACGCTGATTAATAATACTCAAAGACAGTATGCCATACAGAATGCTTGCACCGTAGAAAATACGACAGATATAACATTCAGAGAGTATGCAGTTAGCCGATTCCAGATAGAAGCAGAGGTTGGTGAGCTGTCACGCACTGAACCGAAAAAGATGGCATTTACTAAACAAGAGTTCCTCATGAGAAAGAGTCAAGGCGAGATTCAATGGTCTGATGAATTCCTCATGCAGAACTATCTCTTTGACCCATTAGCACTTGCAAGGGCTAACATGACAAGTGACGCAGAAAGAATCAAAGCTGTAAAGATATTGCTACTGCTTAATGAGTTTTCAGATACAGGTGGAAACGACCTAACAGCATTTGTATCAAATACCAACAGGTCAAACTATAATCCGATAAGAGCAGTTGGACTTATACGAATGACTGTCGAGCAAACAAACTATGGAAGGTTGGATACAGCAGTATTAAATCCAGTGACTGAGTCAGACTGGTTGAGCAACTCATTTGTTAGAGACTTATCTGGAGGTAACACAGTGTTGTCAAGTGACCCAGGAACATCAGCATTACCAGGTCTAACAGGACTATCGGTATTTGTAGACCCACTTGTGCCAACTGGAGTATTGCATCTATACGACAGAAGATATCTAATTAGAAAGCAAGGACCAGTAAGGACAGAACAGTACCGAGTTCCGCAAATCGGTGCAAACGGATTAATCTATAGGGATTACAATAACTGCTACATACGAGATTTGGCAACTGGAGCAACATTAACAACACTGTCACCATAGAATCACCAACTAACCTTTTTCTATTTCCTTTTTCTCTTCATTTTATTGTCAACAGATACAGCTAAAACTTTTGAACCTAAACGTGCAAAAAATGCTGGTAGACCTACATGGCTACCTGAACCAAAAACTTCACAGTATTATCAAGAACTTGGTTTAGATTATTATGAAGACCCTAGAGAGATAGTTAATCGCAAGAACTTACAGAAATGCAGCTATGAATATGATAGAGCAATAAAGACTATCTATCGTATCAGGACAAATGATAAACATGAGTGGATAACCTGGTATGAAGCAAGAACAGGTAAGACTCAGTTAGGTTCTCCGATAAAGGCATGGGTTGTTTATTGTGGCTTAAACTGGAAACCAATACCCACGTATGAGGTAAAGTTTGATAACGAAACTCAGCAGCAGACAAAAAAGGTTAGTGGAATAGTTGAACGCAAAAAAGAGTATGCAATTGAATATAATACTACAAACATAGACGACTTGTTAATTGAAGCCAATGAATTTGAATGTCAGTATATCATAATGCATGATGAACGAGATAAATTCATAGTTGATAATCTAGCTGATTTCAAAGGTAATTTCGAGACATTATACAAGACAATGTTTCAAAGAAAGGTTGATGTTGCTAACTCTGAAAGAACAAGACGATAATGGCTGGCTAGTTGTTAATATAGCATCAGCTTAGGTAAACTTTGTTATCTCATGGCTGAAGGATTTGATTTTGCTGGTATATTACTTCCAGTTTTGCTTTCGATATCTGCAACAGTAATTTTATTTGCCGTAACTCGATATCAAAAAACATCTGAGGGAACATTAACAGGCACTGTAAAAATAGCCCATGTCGAATTAACTATGCAAGGGCTAGAAAAAAGATTAGAAGACCGTCTTAATAGAATGGAGACTTTGATTAGAGATGGTGAAGATGATAGGAAAGAATCATTTTCTAAGGTTTATGATAGACTTGAAAAGATAGAGTCTAGGTTATTACTTCATAGTTATCGTCTAGACCAGATGGATAAAGATTCAGGAAGGAATAGTAATAGAAATAATGAAAGCAATGGAGACTAACTAAACTAATGTTCAAGTTTCATATTACAGAAATTCATTCTATTCAAATCTCACTTGCCATCATTTTCATAGCACTAGGCGTTATTGCAGCAATCATAAACTTTAACTTCCAAATAGCAAGTGACCAGCGAGAACAAACACTTAGACTAACAAAGGCAATACATGACTCTGATGTGCAGAATGATAATGAAACAAAGGAATTGGTAGATAGGACTTTGCAAAAAATAGATATGATATCAAGTGACCAGAAAAATAGTTCAAAGGCATTGATAGATTTAATCTTAGAAAATCAGAAAATAATAAAGAATACAACTGGAACTAATCTTAATCAGACATTTACAAATAGAAATACTATCCATAGATTAGCAACTGAAATAGACTCATTTAATCTATCATCAGTAAAGCAATTACAAAAACATGACTCTGATACAGTTAATAGAATAGAACAGGATTTAGTTAAGTTACTTAATGCTACCAGGCAATAAATAATATAAGATAAGATATGGTTTTCGAACTAAATTCAATCGAATGGATTGGTTTTGCTGGTGCAGCTTTAGGCATAGCAGGACGCACAATTATGCCTTATTTGAAGGCAAGAACAGAAAGCGACGGTAATTTAAAATTTGAGTCAAAGTATGTCTTTAGTGCAGCTTATGCCGCTATTCTTTCAATAGCAGGAAGTATATTCTTATGGCCTCAACTTATGCCATCGTTAACCCCTAATATGTCGACATTTGCAGTATTTGTTCTAAGCTTTACAACTGGATGGACTTCAAATGACATTGCAAACTTTATACAATCCTCACTAAAGCCTAGTGATGCAGTAGCAAAATTAGGGACAACAACGACCACAGTAACAAAGGCAAACCCATAACCACCAAAGCAATCTTAATCATTTTTCTCTGTAATTTTTTGGACTTCACCGAGTTTTTTAACGATTGGGTCACTTGATAAATCAGTTGGCTTTGCTGGTGAATTATTATAATATGCCTGATTATCTTTTTTCCATGCTTCTAACTGCGATTCTATCAATGTGGTTGCTTCTTTGGGAACTCCAGGAATTAGTGCAATAGCCTGATTCAGACTTGTCAATGTATCAACAATTCCAATATCTGTCTGCTTTAGACTTTCTGCTGTCTGCATAACTGTTTGCGCGCCTGTTGTGGTCCTATTATCAAACTTGGTTTCATGCTTATCTGACTTTTTCCATCTGTAGATAAATGCTGAAGCAAGACCAGCAAGTGTTGTAATCGTAGCTGCATCAAAGGCTGGTGTTGAGCTTCCTGCTGCTGCAGTTGGTTGGTCTGCACCAGTTACATGAACTGATAATGGAACTTGTAAGTTAGCAGTTGTATTAATGACTGCAAAAGCTGCAATTAACAGTGCTGGAATCATAATATATTCTTCATATCAGCACATGTAATATGATAGAACTTGCTACGGCCATGTTCACCATTCTTTGAGAGATAGAGATTATGCAGTTTAATTTCCTGATAGCAAGCATGACATAAAACTTTAGTATATCGCATTGGTCTTAATCTATTTTGATTTCGAGAATATCTTCCATTTGTTTTAGGTAAATATATCCGGTTTTCAATACATTTGTTTTTATGCTGTGTAATTCGTTTCTGATAAGGTATGATTAATTCAGCAATTCTTGTGGTTGAATTAATCCTGATAGGTTTGAATATTGAGACTTTATCATTAGGATAAATTTGAGCAAGTAACTTTGTAGTCTGTAATACTGTTGTCATTGATTAACACGCCAAACCCTCAAAACTATAGTCATTATCCTACGTCGCAACGTAGCATTATAGGTTTCAGTATTTTGTGTAAATGGTCTATCATAACAATTCCTAACATATGCTTTTAAGATTCCTTTTGGTATTAATTCAGCAATCCAGTTCTGCATCAATACTTTTTTGAAATGCTCTTCAATGTTGAATAACATGGTTTCTGTAGAGTCTGCTGCATCGTCGTCATAACTACGAGCAAATATGTGAACAAGTATTATTTTATCTTCTTCAGCAGCCCAGTTACCAATGCCAACGTTTCCTTGTGATTTTATTACAGAAGTTGAATCATAAAACTTTATAGTTACATCTTTTTCAGCATTATACCATTGATTCCAGGCTACTTCGCTGACTGGAAAGTTTGATGTATTTAATACTGCACCTGTTTCACTAGACGACCAATGAGCTGCAAAGAAATCTGCTAATAAGATAGAAGCAGGTTTTGCCCATGTTGCAAAAGGGCTAGTTCCTGCAAGTCCATAGGGCATATCAAGCTATTCCTACAGAACTATCACTGTCTTCACCAAAATACGTTCTATATTTCGGTCTACCTGATAGACTACCTAACCATACTTCCCCGCCTGGATTAAGTGGGTAAGTCTGGTAATCGTCAGTATCAACTATTATCTCACTGTCAGGGTCAGATGGGTCAGGCTTTGCAAGAGTTGCAATCATGTTAGTTGCTTCTCGCAGTAATGAATTCCTTACATCATTCATGTCAGGTGAGCCTATCAATATCTCAGCTACTGCATATCTTCTTACAATCTGTGTGGCAATATTATAATAAGTTGCTAGTAAATCATTTACTGCAATACCAGTTTCTTCAGTTATTCGATTCCAATTATCGTCTATAATTTGTGAGATTCTAGCATCTGCAATATTTTTAGTTCTAGTCCCACCAGACATCTGCCTTACAATAGTAATTTCGTTTGCATCAGCCATGTCCTATTCTATCAGGTTTGCCTTTTAAGAACATCAGCATCAACCCATTCTTCAACTTCTTTCAAGTTGTGGGGTAATGGTTTGTAATCGTGATGCTTCCAGTAGTGTTTTGTTTTTGTCTGTTCAAACTGAATAAGCCATCTATGATATTTCAGCCGCTTTGCTAAGTATTCAGGACTGCGCAGCTTGTGATCATGTAGTAATTTGATACCCTGTATCTCTCCCCAAGCTGCAACTCCATAAACTGAATCCCTCGCATGTTCTGGATAGTTAGGGTCTTTGTGTCTCCAGGAATAATGATTAAGGTGATATTCAAATTGTGATGGGTTAAACCATAACCTAGGTTTTGGTTGGAATTGTTGTATGTCCCACGGTCTTTTTTTCTGCTGGTAAGGTCGACCTAGAATCTGTTCTACAGTTTCAACATAGTCAGGACTATTACTTTCAACATCTATACTCCAGATATCATGGCCTTTTGCTGATGGGTCAAGTTGATGTTTTTCTCTAATATTATTTCGAAATAACCACCAGTTCTTTGAGGAAGGGTCTACATATTCGTCACTGTCTATGATTAAAATGTAATCAGAGTTTTTGCAGATATCTAGATAGAAATTGCGTTTATGAATCTCGTAATCTGGCACATCAAACAAAGCAGTATTTCTAAATGAGTTTACGACTTGTCTTGAACCGTCGTCTGATAGTCTGCTTCTACCTGGAAAGTTAGGATACTTACCATCCACACATACAGCATAGTCAATGCCATTTGGTTTACCTAAATCTAAACTTTCAAGACACCTTTCTAATTCATGGCTTGCATTGTAAAAGCAAATACACGCGGTTATATTCATAGTTACATCACTTCTCTAGTTCCTCAGAGATAAAACTTGATTATTAAGAAATGGTACTAAATTTTACTCCAAGTGGTCACTGGCTATTCAAAAAGCCGCCTCAGTTCATTGAAGAAACTACATATAATACGCCTCCAGCAAACCCAACCTTCAAGCTAGTAGGATTTTTGTCAAGCATTGTTCCAAATGCAACAATCACCAAAGATACAACAAGGGTTGTTGGTGCACGTGACCCAGTATCACAACCTAAGATGACCGAAGAATATAGTTTGTCAATCAAATGGAGACCATCGACCACAAACAAGTTAGACTTTGCAAAGTATGGTGTTAATCTTGCAAACGAAACCACCCCTGCAGGGACTAATGCTGCAAGTGTGGCTATTGCATGGAGTTATACTGTTAATGGGACTGAGAAATACTTTATCGCTACAGGATGCAAGACAGATAGTATTAGTATTGAAGTTACAAAGGATGGTGGGGTTAATGTTGAGCAGGAATTAAAGTGTAAACAGATAAGGCAACACTTGACAGACTTAACATCTGCTGGCATTACTACGCCTACTTACATCACATCATTTCCAGTTGAAGACCCCTGGAGTTCAATAGATGGAGGAACTGCACCATTTACAATTGAAGGAACTGAATGGAAAACAGATAGATTCAAGCTAGATGTAAACCAAAATTTAGCGCAAGTTGCACCCAATGGCACTACTTCACTAGAGTATTTACAACCAACTGAAAGAGAGTGTTCAATCGAGTTTGATACATGGCTAAAAGATTCAGTCATGCTAGATTACTTGATGGCTGGAACAAAGATAGACATGGTTTATACTTATAAATCAGCGTTAACTCCTCCATGTAAGATAGATGTAACTGACTGCGTGTTAAATGGAGATGACAGAACTTTTGAGGGTGGAAATCGTGATTTCACTAGGGAATCAGCATCTGGAGACCCAATGAGTGTCGTACTGTCAGGTTAATACAAACTAACCTTTTTCTACTTCCATTTTTTAATAAAGCTAACTAATGAATAATTTGAATCCTAACGTAAAGCATTTTGTGCCAAAGGGTGCAATGGATAATGCAGAATTAGCTGCAAGAGTTGAGATTATCAAGATAAATAAAGAAAGAAAAGAGATGGGTTTACCTTATCTAACTGCACAAGAGCAAGAGAAAATGATTATGGATGCTAGTTCAACAACAAAGCAACAGAAATCAGAGACTGAAGTAACAAGTAAGCCAACCACTAAAGAGGAATTAGGTAAAAAGTTTGGCATTTCAAACGAAGCTCTTACTAATCTGCTTGCAATGTTTTCCACAAAAAGACAGGAAGCAATAGCAATTGCTTCACAGAAAGATACTCAGGTTATTCTACAGTTTAAAGATAGAACCCCTCCAAAACTAGGAGAAAAACCTAGTGATAATACTAATAGGTTTACTCAGTTAGTTGTGCATTATAACAAAGTCCCATGGGATATCTATGAAGAGGTTCAACGATTACAGGGTGAAGTTGCAGACTTGAATAAGATAAAGCAAATGACTCTGAATCAGATGGATGAAAATGGAACCAGGGTTAAACCACCAGAATTATCTAAAAATAATCCAGCTGTTACAGGTTTGTCAGATGCAGACTTTTCAAAATTAAATAGATTGATTGCAGAAAAGCAAGCTAAATTATATCAAATTGCTGGTCTTTGGATGTATGGAATTCCTGAAGAGGATACAATGAAATGTGAAACTCTTACATTATCATTAGCAGTTGAAGCAGGTTTATATCGATTACAGTTTGGATACCCATCTGAAAACCCAAACTCAACCTCCTATGTGAAATAATGGTTATCTGTAAGTCAAGCCAGGAAAGAGAAGACGCAATTAGAGATAATAATATTATATTATCATATACCGAAAGAAGAATTTGGGATATGTGGCGTAGATGGCGAATGTCTAGAAAGACATTATGGCCGTGGCAATACATGACTAATAATAATATTGTTTATGCAGATGATATGATAGATTTAGAGTGTATGGAAAGTATAGTTTCAAGCTTAGAAAGGACTCAGGAAGAATATGAATCTAGACGTAATCAGGCTAAATCAAGAAGGGGTTAACTAGATGGCTGCTGGAGGAATGAGTTTAGAAGTTGAAGGGCTTGCAGAATTAAGTGCAGCTCTTGATGAATATTCCACAACCTTTCAAGATTTGTTTACAACCAGACTGCAAGAAATAGGACAGACAGCATTTGATGATATGGAAGGTAATTCACCTGTAGATACTGGATACTTACAAGGAAACTGGCAATTCACACCTGAAGATATTGGGTTTACAATTGAAAATGATACTGAATACATTGGCTTTGTAGAGTTTGGACATTCAACTAGGGGAGGAGGGGGTTTTGTTGAAGGTCAGAATTGGATTACTCCAGCATATGAGACAATGCGTAGCGAGATAGAGGCATTGATTGCAGAAGTTTCAGGTAAATAAGCATTAGTTACTTTCTATTCTATCTGAACAGGAACTTTATTCCCCTTGTCATTTGAGCCTATTACTATTACTGCAACTGCAGATTTACAGGATGCTATTTCGCAGTTACAATCATTATCTCAAAGTCTAGAAGGCGTTCAAGCTCCATCTAGTGCAGCCAGTGGCGCAATGCAAGAACTAGGACCAGCTGCATCAGGGTCCAGTAGTGCAATGCAAGAACTTGGAACTAATTCGCAAAATGCTTCTGAAGCAGTTAAAACTACAGGTGAATCGGCTAAAACTGCTTCACAGAATACTCAAAGTCTTGGTAGCACAATTAAAGATACTGCATTAGGAATTGCTGCATTTGCTGGTGGTATTGTTGGACTTGTTCATTCATTTACTCAATTAGAAACTGCGCAATTAGGGGTCGACAGAGCAAATAAGGCAATGACTGCAGCACAAGCTGGTGTTATATCTGCAATTCTAGCTTATGATAAAGCAGTACAGAAATATGGTGCAGATAGTCCAAAAGCTGAAAAAGCAGCGTTAGGAGTTGTAAAGGCACAGCAACAGTTAGAAATTGCTAATCAGAATGCAACAATAAAGCAGGAAAAGTTTAATGAAGCATTAGCAAACTTTGCAACTAATATTGTTCCTCAGGTTATTTCAATAGGTTCAGGCTTAGCAGGAATAATTTCAACAATTAAAAGTTTTGGAACTACTGGAACTACTGCGTTTAAAGGTATTTCTGATGCTGTTCCTGGTGCAAGCACTGGAGTTAAAAGTTTTGGTGATACACTAAGAGGTTTAGCACTTAATCCTGTTATGTTAGCAATAACTGCTATTGCTACAGTTCTAGTTTTAGTAAAGACTAATGCATTTGGGTTTAGAGATGCACTAAATGCTTTAGGTGTTGCAATTGGTAACGCAATCCCTGGATTAGTCCCACTTTTAAATTTGATTAAAGGTGCAGCTGAAGATTTTCTAGGCATTGGGGATGCTGCAAACAAAGGTGGTAGTTTAGTTAAAACATCATTACAACAAATGAGAGCAGGTTTTGATGCTTGGATTAAAGGTGTTACTCCAATTATTGATCATTTCAAAACTGCTATATCTGGAGGACTTGAATATGCTAAACAAGGTCTTCTAACATTTGTTGATCAATTAAAATCTGGTAATGTAATTGGTGCACTTAATACTGCAGTTGGTGGAATAATAGGAACAATAAAGGGAATTGGAACTGAAGTTAATTATGTATTTCATGATTTATTTAGACCAGCTGTTGATTCTGCTGTTAAAGAGATAAAGAGATTACATCCTGAACTTGGTGGATTTGCAGAAGACTTTAGAGGTTTTACTATAGCTGCTGATTTAGCATTAAAGGGGAAATGGAAAGAAGCCATAGACCTTGCTATTATTAATCTAAAAGATTTTGGTTCAAATCTTGTTACGTTTATTACAGGACCATTAAAGCAGTTTGTTGATCATTTAGGTGCAGATATTCTTAAGGGTTTAACTGCACTGGTTAAGGGCATTCCTGGAGCGATGAAGGCTTTTGGTGATGCATTAATTGCCTCAGTCACATTCATAGGAACGCAAATAGTTCCTGCAATTGTAGCTGGTCTTAAAACATTAGGAACTGCAATGAATGATGCAGTAAAAGGTGCATTAATTGGATTAGCCGGATTGTTTACAACACAAGGCCAATCAGCTGCTGTTAAATGGCTTGAAGCAATTGGTGCAGAAATATTAAAGATAGGTGATTATATCAGAAAGTCATTTCCTGAAGCAGCAAAGGCATTTGATGAATTAGTTAAATCAATTCAGGATTTGTTTAAACCCTTAGGCACTTGGTTTAACACTAATGTAATAAAACCTATAGTTGGATTTTTTGGAGATATACCTAAACAATTAGGTGACCTTGGAGGAAAGATATGGAAAGCAATTGTTGATGGTATAAAATCAGCAGTTGGCACAATTGCAGATGTTCTAGGTTTTAAACTTGGAACAGTGCCAGATTTTGCAGCAACTGGACAGAAAATATGGGATAGTATAGTAAAAGGAGTTCAGAACGCAGTTGGAACAATTGCTGATTTAATTTCTGGTAAACTGGGTAAATTACCAGATTTTGCTAAAACAGGACAAGATATATGGAATGCAATTACTGGTGCAATTAAAACAGCAGTTGGGACAATTGGAGATTTAATTACTGGTAAGATAGGCAAGTTTCCTGATTTAACCCCACAAGCACAAGCAATGTGGAATGCCATAACTACTGCATTAAGCACAGCTGCACAAGGATGGCCTGCTTTTGTTCAAAATGCTGCTAGTATAATAAATGGAATATGGAACGGAATAGTAGCAGCTGCTGGAATAGCATGGGATGGCCTGAATAATCTAATCAAGAGTCTTGCAGCCGGTTGGCCTGGATTTGTGCAAGCTGCAGTCACAACTATTAACGCTGTATGGAATGGTATATTAGTTGCAGCTAGTGCGGTTTGGGACGGATTAAATAACCTCATAAAGAGTTTATCTGCTGGTTGGCCTGGATTTGTTCAGACTGCAGCTACGGCAATCAATGCTGTATGGAATGGTATTCTAGTTGCTGCTAGTGCTGTTTGGGATGGACTAAATAATCTGATAAAGAGTTTGTCTGCTGGATGGCCTACTTTTGTTCAAGCTGCAGCAACTGCGATTAATGCAGTATGGAACGGTATTCTTGTTGCAGCTAGTGCGGTTTGGGATGGCCTAAACAACCTCATAAAAAGTCTGTCTGCTGGTTGGCCTACGTTTGTTCAAGCTGCAGCTACAGCAATTAATGCAGTATGGAATGGTATAACCGTAGTAGCAAGCGCAGCATGGGATGCAATAAACAATGTGATAAAGAGTTTAACTGCGGGTTGGCCTGAGTTTGTAAAGACTGCAGCTGCTGCAATTAACGCAGTATGGAATGGTATAACTGTTGCAGCAAGTGCAGCATGGGACGCAATAAACAATGTGATAAAAAGTGTAACTAGTGGATGGCCTGAGTTTGTAAAGACTGCAGCTACGGCGATTAACGCTGTATGGAATAGTATAAGTGTAGCTGCTGGAGTAGCATGGGATGCAGTAAATAATTTAATAAAAAGTCTAACTGCTGCATGGCCTGGACTTGTTAAAACTGCAACTGATGCAATTAATGTTTTATGGGGTAGTATTAAAACTGTTGGAGTTGCAGCATGGAATGCAATAAAGGGTGCATTTGATGCATTTAATACTGCAATACAAAATTTCAAGATACCTGAAGCACTTTCAAAAGTTGGTGAAATGCTTGGGCAAGGTGCAGGAAATCTTGTCAGCAATTTACAATTTGTTGCTAGTGGTGGTAAAGAACCAGGAAAGCCAGCTGAAACAGCAAAACCAGCTGCACCGCCAGTTCAAGCAATAGACCCTGCTAAAGTTAAAGCAATGGTAGCAGAAGCAACTGCAGCATTACAACAGTTAGCGGCAACAACTGCAACTATATTAACTCAAATCATAACAGCATTGGGCCAAGTAGGAGCTGCATTTAATCAGGCATTTGCAAGAGGAGTTAGTGATTCAATAGGACAGCTTAATTCACTTGCTACTGCAGCATCAACACAATTCACAGCGATAATAAATGCATTAGCACAAGTTGCAGCAGCATTTAATCAAGCTTTTGCAAGAGCAGTTAGTGATTCAATAGGTCAATTAAACGGTTTAGCAGCTGCAGCTACTGCACAATTTACTGCAATAATAACTGCATTACAGCAAGTAGCAGCTGCGTTTAATCTTGCTTTTGCAAGGGCAGTTAGTGATTCAATAGGACAGCTTAACGGTTTAGCAGCTGCAGCAAGTGCCCAATTTGTAGCAATAATAACAGCATTACAACAAGTAGCAGCTGCATTTAACCAAGCGTTTTCAGTTGCAGTTAGTGATGCAATTGGACAGCTTAATATGTTAGCAGCTGCGGCAAGTGCTCAATTCATAGCAATAATAACTGCATTACAACAGGTAGCAGTTGCATTCAATACAGCATTTACAACCGCAGTCAATGACGCAGCTGGAATACTCAACACATTTGGAGCATTTGTGACTACATGGGTAACAGGATTAGCAACTCAATTCATGCAGATAGCAGTTGCTATGTTACAAGCTTTCCAGGTTGGTGCAGATGATTCTGCTGGAGTAATAAACACATTTGGAGCCTTTTTAGTTGGTGCAATACAACAGATGGCTGCAGCATTTCAGGCTATTGCAGTAGCCATGAACCAGTATTTTACTCAGGGAGCAAATGACGCTGCTGGTATCATTAACCAACTAGGCCAATTTGTAACAAACGCAATTAACCAGATGGCTAGTGGTTGGAGTGTTATTGCTAGTGCAATGACTAGTGCATTTAACACTGGTGCAAATAACGCAGCTGGAATGATTGACGCTTTGCGCAGTTTCATTGCTTCAGCAACTGCGAACATGGTTAGCAGTCTTAACAATGTTGTAACTGCAATGCGCAACATTGGAACAGCTGCAAACTCTGCACAAGGTGCAGTTCAATCATTGATTAGTGCTCTAAATAGTATCCCTAGGACAATCAATGTAACTATTAGCGTGGGAATAACAGGACCAGGTGCAGCATTTCTTGCGCATGGTGGAACTGCAAAAGGACAGATGGTAGTTGCTGGAGAAATGAATAGACCTGAAGTAGTTAAGGTTAGTAGAGCAGCTACTGGTATAACTGCAACTGCTGGCAATGCTACTGCATGGGCTGGTCCTGGAGGAGCAATTGCAAATGCTGGAGGAGTAATCGCAAATACTGCTACTCTTTTCCCACTAGGCAAACACCAGAAAGTTAAGGTTCAACCAGGGACTTTGAAGTTTCCTGAAGATAGATTAAACGATATGCATAATCGTTACATGCAGAGAAAGGCAACTGCAAACGCCTCAGCTGGTGGAACAAGAACAGAAGTTATTGTTCTTCAAATAGATGGTAAGGAAATAACTAGAGTTATTAGAAAGAATCTGATGCAAGATGAGGGAGGTTATTATTAGCAATGCCTGGAAGTTTTAGCAAGAAATCATTTACTAGTGCATCATTTACAACCACAGACTACGGCAAGTTTTGGGATGCTTCTAACCTGCTACCGTGGAAACCAAGAGTCTTAATCTATGACCATACTGGAACTGAACTTTTGCATGAATATGATAGTTTTGATTCTGGTTCAAGTCAGGAAATTAATATACAGAATGTGGTAACTGAATATCAACAAGGTGCATCAGGAACTTTTTCAATGCTTATTGATGACCATGAGCATAATGTTGATGTTAAAAAGATAGGCCATTCTTGTAAGGTTGTTATCGCTATTTGTAAGAGACAGAATGGTGATTGGAGAAACCTTTGTTCTGGCTATGTTGAAACCTTTGAACCAACACGTGATACAACTACAAACGGTCTAAAGTATGCAGTTAGTGGATATGGTTCAGGTATTGTATTTTCAGAAACATTAACTAACTTCCAGAAACTAAATACCAGGCCAATCTTAGGTAGTGCACAAGCTGCAAACTATGATGAATTCATGCAAGTAAATGAGCTTGCTAAATCATTGATTACAGAAACAGACCACCTTGATAACGATAATGATATATCAATTCAGCAGAGAGGCCAATTTCAGTTGGATGGTATTTCAGATAGAGTTAGAGATTTAATGACTGATTTTTCAGTAAAGCATACACAAGCATCTTCAGTTATGCAAGCTTTAACTGATTTTTCAGGTAGTTATTGGGGAGTAGACCCATATGATAATGTCTATTTACGTTATCCATGGGAAGGTAATACCAGCGTTACAGTCAAGACTTTCAAAAGTGCAGATAAGGATACTGATGATATTATTAATACTTCATACTTTTTTGGTCCTTGGAAATGGACTACATATAGCAATCTATCAAATGGATTTGCTAATGTTCTTATTTCAATAGCAGGAACTAACCCTAAACCAGTTCTAGGTGAGGAACATCTTGAAGTTGGAGGGGAAGAAACAGGCACACCATTATACAACATAGATATTACTCAGAGATTTAATCTAACAATTCCAGACCTACATCATGTATCTCTGTTGTTAAAGAAGGTTGGAGTAGTTAGCGAAAAATATCTGTATGGTCACATTTACACATCATTTTGGGATAATGTCCATCACTGTCATAGGCCACATCATAAAAGCCCAATAGCATATTTCAAGATAAAAGTTAGCCATATACCTCAGGATAATCCAAAGCCAGTATTTGCCAAAGTCTGTAAGCTTGTGCATCATTTACCTCATAGCGATAACTACTGGATTACTCTTCATAGGATAGGACAAGACCAATCAAATACTGTTTATTGGTATCATGATAATGTTCCAAATAACGATGAAGACCCTAGATGTGGAACTAGACCAGTAGACCCCAAACAACCACCAGACTTAGAAGGCTTACCAGAGTTTACAACTAGCCCAACATTGCCAACATATACTTATGCCACGTTCTACGGAGTAAGGACAAAGATAATAGTCAAAGACCCACTTTCATGTTATAGGTTTGGTGAAGTTGAAGCATTTGTAGATTTATCAGGTTGGACTACAGACTTTAAGACTGTTTGTAATACGTTGATGGCTATGCTTAGGTATACTGCTAAACCTCCAGTGGTTTACGATACTGCACAAGTTTCAATTCCAGACCCACCATTTTCACCAGCCACTAGAATTAAGATTGTAGACGACGCAAGTGGTTTAACAGCAGAAACAAATACAATTGCTGACTTGCTTAGAGTAAGACATGAGTTTGATGTATCAAAGATTGAAAGTGGGGTTGGTGGTTATCTTTGTGATATTTCTGTACAGGGATTGTATGATTATCTCGCAGTTGAAGGTATGCCAACATTACCAGGCCAACCAGTTCCTGAAGAATTATCTTATGAGGTCTTTGTAACATGACAATCATAGAAGACTATTGGATATTACAGGATAGCACATATGTTGCTACATTTCCAAAACAAACAGGTGAATATATCAAAGCAGCTTTAGAAGTTGCACGAACAGAGAAAAGTAGTGAATATTTAAGTCGTGTTCATTATGCGATAAAAAGAAAATGGGAAGGTCAATATGTCCCTCCAGATTGGTTTGAACCTATTGCTGTTCAATACAAAAAAGATAAAGTGACAATGGAAGGAATGGAAATCTTTAACCAGAATATTATGCTTCAAGCTTCAACTAGGTTAAACTATATGGCCGTAGGTTCAGGAACTTCAGTGACTTATGCAAATCAGCAAGCTTTACAAAGTGAAGTAGCAAGGGCTTCAATGGATGACTCTGGCTTTATGCGTGCTGAAGGTCTTTTCTTAATGTGGGAAAATATCTTTGATAGTCTAGTTCCTAGTTTTGCATGTTCAGAAGTTGGTGTATTTGATTCTGTTTCTGGTGGAACAATGGCTGCTAGAGCTTTACTGGGAACACCTGTAAATCATGACTATGGTAATGATTGGCTTTATGTTCAATTCTTCATATCAACATTATCCTCATGAGTTTCTCAGTCTATAACTTAAGAAAATACTCAGGTGATATGCGTCAAAAGATTCAAGATGTTATTAATAAATGGAAAGAAAAACAAACACAAACTCAATCAACAGACCCTGATAGTGACGAAACTCAAAGCTCAATAGGTGCAATAGGTCTAACTTATCTCAAATTTTATGATACCAATCTAGCATTTGCCAAACTGGTCACAAATCCTAATGTCTATAACCAGTTATGTCTTGAACCAGATGCTAACCTGTTAAAATGCTGGTTACCTATGAGAAAGGTAAAGGCTGAGATGCTTGACCAATCTGGCTTTGGAAATCATGCAAGATTTCGAGGCATTGCAAGAATAGCAAGTGGGATAGACGTAGCTGGTGCACCAACCACTGAAGTTGTGTTTGATGGTTCTAGTAATTACATAGAAATAATAGACGACCCTTCAGACAATACAAATCTACCAAATCCAGGAATACAATTTTCTGACACTACAACAGGCTTTGGGTTTTGTTTAAGGATAAAACCCTATGAAGTAACTAGAACAGGTCATAATATGCCTATATTATATAAATTCGATTATACATCTAGTAATTGGATATGGTGTTTTATTGATGGAACTACTTCCAAACTTACCGTATATGTGAAAAAAGGTGGAACATTCTACTCAACTATCTACAATACAGCATTAGTTGCTAATTCACGGTATGAAATCACGTTTGCCTTTAATTCTGCTACTCCAGCATCCAGGAAACTATATGTTAATGGTGCAGATGTTACAACGCTAAATAGTCCATCAGAACCCTCAATTCCATGGTCTGATAACCTGAATATGTTTCTAGGCCGTAGTTATGCATTGATTGACCCACTTCCTAATTCAAAATATCCAACTAGAGATATTTCCAGATTATTTTATGGAACAATGCAAGATTTTCGTTGGTGGAAAGAGAAAGTTCCTAGTTCTACAGAAGCCAGTTCTCTATATACAAACAAAGTTACTTTTTATAATTTAGCTGCGCGTGTTCCATTAGTTCCTAATACCAGTTTTATAAAAACTTAGATGTGGTTAACGTAGGCGATACATGGCTATCTAGCAGTAATGCTAGTGTGGCTAAGATGAATGCCAAATCTATTAATATTTTAGACTCTGCTGATGTTGCTGGATATTCTGCAGCTGCTGGTGCAATGGTTTCTGTTTTATCCAGTGGTTCAGGTTTTGAACAGGATACAGTTATTGTAAGAAATGCTGCAGGAACAGGATGGTATTATCTTTCAGGTGAGAAGCATTATCATGATGCTGATACCAGAAAAACAGGTGGTCTTTACAGTGATATTAGACGATATAACATTGCTAATGCCTACATTTGTAACCGAATGAATCCAACTGTTGAACAGTTTGCAAGAGATAACTCAGGCTCAGGAACTGCAACTAATGACTTAACAACTGGTGCAGCTTTATTAGATTCTGGAGTTTCAGCCAATGGAACTGCTTCAATGAGAGTTACAGGTGTAACAATGGACTATGCAAAATATTCAATTTGTCAGTTAAAGGCTAGATATGTAGGAAATACAACTGCTAATTTTGCAAGGTTTGGGGTTGATATGGAGCCTCTATCACAAACAAACCAGAACACAAATCCTAAATTTGGTATTGAGGGTTGCGCAGCCACATCAGGCAATTGGTATATTGTAAGTGCCAATGGTGACGGCGTAGCAGGTCACCGAACTCAGCAAGATGGTTCTGCTGCACTTGCTCCAGCTAACCCAGTTTCATACAAGCTGCAATATATCATAGGTTCTGCTATTAGATTTCAGGAATCAACAGAAGCCTATATCGATAAGACTGATTTTCTACCTGATATTACGAAAACTACTTCAGCAAGTAATGTTGTGCAGCTTGGTGTGAAAACTACAGACACATCACGTAAACAACTTTTTGTATATGGAGTAGCTCTATACGGTTCAGTAAAAGACAATGGTTGGGTGTAGATGACAGGGATTAGTTATCATGACTATACTACAAACAAAGACATGGAAACAAATCCAGTTGGAACAGTTGTATCAAAAAACTGCTGGAGATTTTTACATATGGATTGTTACGACAGCGAACTTATGTGTCGTTGCTGGTGTCACCGTAAGTATGGATATGCATCGAGGCAGAAATTAAAACATGCAAAAGAACCAGAAGCCAAAGCAGAGTTATTTTAACAACCTACAGACTTACGAATTGTCGTATCTCTGCTTTTCAGCAAGACATTCAGAATGTCCATTTTCAATAAGTAAGACTGATTTTTGTAGGTGCAGCTGTCACAAATGAGAGGAGCAGAAGAATACACAAAGACAGTAAGGATTGGTCATTCAGTTGATTGGATGGCCGCTAATTATATGCCACGAAGGGGTATTAATATTAAAGTAGTTGCAGTTCCAGATTTAGACCATGCAACTCCGGAAACGATATGTAAGTTTATCTCGAACGCCCTCAATCCCAATTTCCCACGGTACAGGGAAGACATTGAACAAGAAATCAGTACACTTAGGGTCATCGAAGAAAGGGTCAAATCTCAAAAAGACTGGAAGAAAGTCAATAATACACAAAAAGAAAACAGGACCGAAACTATAATTGATTCCATCCAGGAAGATTTAGAAGATAGTCCATTAGACCATCAGATAAAACGAGCAACTCAGGTTCAAGATGCACCAAAAGGTAAGCATCTGATTAGAATATGGGGTAAACCAAACCAATGAGTGCCTCTGCACCATTATCAACAGACTTAAAGTTTTATTTTTCTGGTCCCACTGGAGGGAGTGATGATAATAGAAAAAATAATACTGGTGGTGCTTTAGCTACTCCTCTTGTTGAGATGATAACTGGAGCAAAATACAATTGGTTTCCAGATGTATCCAGGGTTATCATGACGTTTCTTAATGATGGTATATACTGGAATCAATACGCCTGTTACTTAATAAAAAATACTTCTTCAACGTTTACAATGTCTGCAGCTGTTATTTCAGTTAATTCCACTTTAATGCCAACTGATGCAATTGCCGGAATTGGCATAAGTCCTAAAAATACAGTTCCCACTAATATTGCTAATATTAATACTGCACCGTCTGGAATAACATTTAAAGAAAAAGTTGGTGGAGTTTTACCTTCTATTACTTTATCTGATATGAAGCCAGCAGAGTATTATGCTGTGTGGGTAAGATTACGACAACCTCACGGAAAGCCTTTATTCAAATGGGCTAAGATAAAATTTAGAGTTGATTGGGTTAATGTTCCTATAGTTCCACCCCCTCCCCCTCCTGCTAGTTGGGTTAACTTCCAGGATTCTACAGGACCAGTGTTAAGCCCTGGACACATCTTTACTATATTTCATGGAGGAAGTTGGGATACAGCTAGTAATCCATCAATGGATGATATCAATAACTCAATTACAGCTTTGATTAGTGGGACATATTTTACAAAGCTCTCACAATATAGAGACATAGAAGTTCCAGCTTATGACGGAACATACTTTGCAGATAACTATGATTTACAATCTACATTTAGCGATAGTGACATGCGCACTAAACTAAGCAGCATGTTGGATAATAGCGATATACCAGATGCAGGAACAAAAGGCATTCTCTATGTCTGCTTTCCAGACCAGAATGCATCTAGGTCTGATGGTGCAACATCTGGACATTCTGCTTACGTGCATGGTAACAACGTGCATTATTGCTGGGCTGATACAGGAACAGATAAAGCTACAACAATGAAACTGATAACTAAACAAATAATCAATAGTCTTTCAAACCCCGAGCCTTCTGGTAGCATTGGAACTCCAGGTATTGAGAGTAAAGATGGAACTCATAAAGGGCTTGCTGATTGGTGCACAGGAACAGGAACAAGTTCAGGTGTATCATGTGCTCAATACTATAGTGAAGAAAATGCAGCGTGTGTTGTGCCTTAGAATGAAAGAGAAAGCTTTTAAGCCTCTCAATTCATTCTTGACATTGTTGAGATGTCATTAGAGAAACAACGTCGTAGACTTAAAAACATATGTGCGAAATGCGGAACAACTTCAAGTATAGTCACAAGTGAATATTATCGTGTTTATGGCCTAACAGTTAAACAGACTAAATGGTATATCAGTAAAAACCATAAAAACATATTATGTTATAAATGTCGTTCCATAGAACATAAAGAGAAAAATGTATGTGTTGTTTGTGGAAAAAATAAGAGTAGTGGTGTAACAACTTTTAACGGAATAACATATGAAAAATGGTATGCTGGTCCTACGTGTAATGGATGCTATAATCGTGAATATAGTAAAAAACGTATAGTATTTCAAGGTAAGCGAATTTATCTTAAGGAAAATCCACGAAAAGGGATATGCGAATTTTGTAATATTAATCCAGTTAGTGATATTCACCATGAGAAATATGATATGAATAATCCATTAAAACACACATTTAGGCTATGTAAACCATGTCATATGAAAAGAAATAGGGAGATAAAGTATTGGAGTAGTAGTCATGGCTGACATAATCAGACTGGCTGGCACAACCCAACATCATAAAAGTCCATGTTAAATACAGTCTCAAATTCATTGTATGCTGCATTACTTGGAACATTACTACCTCCCCCAGTTGCACCAGGACCATTTACAACTATGTTTGTTATTGAGGCCCAGTTATTCTGTGTGTTACCATTGACAGTAACCTTAACATACTTAATATTTGTTTGAGGAAATGTATAGGATTGTGGGGTAGCAGATGGGCTAGATGTTCCACTGTAAAGGTTTGTCCATGTTATATTATCAGTTGAGCCTTGCAATACGAAATTGTTACTACGCTGATCACCATTATACCATGTTATCAAGACCTCATTAACAGGGACTAGTGCTTGTAAGTCTAATGAAACCCATGCACCTAATCCGTTATCACTCCATCTAGTGCTTAGGTTACCATCTATGAGATTGCTTTCAAAATTACCATCATTACCCGAACTGTCCAGGATAAGTATTGGGTATCCTTCATCACTTCCAGGACTACCAGTTTCACCAGAACCAGGCACTCCAGGCGTTCCAGCCCCTCCAGGAACCGAAGTAGGATTTGCATTTATCTCTGCACATTGTCCACCAGTCCAGTTTACTCCAGAAGCATCAGTTCTAAAACTGATATGCTGTGAGGATACAGGACTAAACTTTTTGCCACATGGATTATCTACCCCAATAACTTTTGTCCATGTAGAACCCTTGTTAACAAAACCTTCTACATGTCCTCCCCCACTAATCTGCCATATTACTCCTTTGTAACCTTGTTGTGCACCTGAGGCTGAACCTATCGCTGTTCCGTTCACACAGTATTTGGTCGTGTCTGGATGAGGGTCTTCATGTCAGTAACGTTACTGATTTCATGGCCTAACCCAGTTTGACCGCCTGTGTCTATTTGGAAAATATACCAGCAGCAGTTTCCATCAATCCACTTAATGACAATGTCACTAAACTATGGTCTGGACCCCACATTTTGATGCTTAATTCATCACCTGGTATATTCTGCTGACATGTAGCCTCGTAGTTTTTAGGACTCCATCCGGTTACCTCCCAATCATGCGTAGGACTTGACCCATCGCTGGCATAGTGTCTTGTGTGCTGTCCTGAATCAACTGCTGTTTTAGTCACACCCGATGAATGAGGATACAAAACGTCTGTGTATGCCATTTTTGCTAGGTCTCTCCCCTATTTCGTAAGCAATCTTTACTTGATTCAGTGCCATAACCACAATCGTCATACCAAACTCCGCAGTCTTGACACTGAAACTTGTGGCGATATACTGCTAACATTCTAATTGATTTACACTTATTACAACGCATTTAATAATAAGAAAGAAAGAAGTTAGCCTACAACTTCTCTAACTGAGGCGTATTTGTAATTTGGTGGGTCTCCTTTTTTCACGCCATCGAGTCTTGAAGTTATTAGGCTACCAGTTGCTTTGAGATACTTTGCTTCACTGATGTCATAGTTAACATACTGTCTCCATTTGTCCTGTTCTGCAGCTACATTGTTGATATCTGTAACTGGGAAATGTATCCAGGATTCAACATGTCTTTTTCCATTAACTACTACAGAGATACCTTTGTAGCCTATCCATTTTCCGATTATTGAACCACCAATTTCACTCAAAGGTTTTGGATTTATTGAATGGTTATTTGGATGTGGGTCTTCAATTTCCAAACTCCTTTTTGGATTTCCATCCGTAGCAAAGTCTGGAATTATCCAAAACCGAGCTCCATCCTTATGAGGAGGTCCATTAAGTTTCAGACTGATTGTATCAGCTTCTTTTTTAAACCCATTTATTTGCTCATAAATTGTTGCTTCTACATTCTGAAGGATTTCTTTTGTATCGCATGTATATTCTGTGCTCCATTCTGAGGGTTTACCACTGGCATAGTTTCTCATTTTTTCCTCTAGTTTGAAATCTGTAAAGACTTTGTTTGCTATAGAAGATTTCTTTATGCAGAGAATTCCAAACTGGTCTTTATCGCCTGTTGGTTGTCCTCCTCCTCCAGGTGGTTGAGGGTTGTCATTGTGTTTATGCCAAACATAATAATCGATGTAGCCTTGTGCATTTGCTTCTGTAGTGAAATCAGTAGCAATGTTTTTGCCTGTTCCATCCACAACCTTGAACTTTTCTGGAGGATTTTTCATATGAACTACTTTCCAGGTATCAGGGTCTTGATTACCTCCCTCTTTCTTAGTTCCCTCAGTGGGCTTTGGTGGTTCAGTTGTTACAGGTGGTTTATCACTTGGTAATAATTTCCCTGATAAATCAATACCCAGTTTTATAGCAAAAGTTTGATAGTCTTCTCTTAAATCGTCTAAGTCTGCTGAACCTGTTTCTAATGCATGGGCAAAAGCAATACGCTTTTCCTCCAGCTGGTCAATCTGTTGCTGTGTTACTTTTCCATCATAATCTTCTGGATTAGGTTTTTCCGACATGGATAACCTATTGTAATATAGCTTAAAAGCATGTTGATATCTATCTTTTTGAATGCCAAAAAAGAAGAATAAAAAACCTAAATCTAAGCCTAAAAGAAAGCTTGGATTTAAAGCTAATAAAGTATTTGTCCAACAAGGACAAAAACCTAGACAGATTAAGCATCGTTCATACCTAAAGAAAATGATATTAACTGATGAAAGTAAACCCACTGGGGTCAAAGAAAACCCATTTATCGTTAAAAACCGAAGTATTAGTCATAGGGTAAACTCAATAATTATTGGCATTCAACAGCCGATTGTTCAGCTATTAAATCTTAACGCTGATACCTGGTATAAACAGTATTGTGACCCTATTAGCAAAACTATCTTCTTAGAAGTTTATAACAAAAACGGCAAGAGTGAACTTATTTAGCACGAACTGGAAGAAATGGGGAATGACAACTAAAGATATTTTGGACTTGTGGGATGCTATCAGGTCAATCAGAGAGGATATTGAAAAACTAAAGAAAGCAGACCAGGAAATAAATCCAGACTTTCTTATGAGGAGTTACAATAGTATAGTTGAAAGATTGGACGCAATGCAAAAAGATGTTGACACATTCAAGTCAAGGTAAGGACAAAAATATTGACAAAATACCTGGTAATATTCAAGGGTCTTTGCTCAATATTTTAGAATATAATTCAGTAATGCTTTCTGAATATGGATTAACAATAGCAAGGCAATTTAGAGATATTCGAGAGGTAGAAGCAGCCAAATTACAGGCTGCAGCTAAGGAATTAGACGATTTATTTGAGGAAGAATAAGAATATATAGTATAAGATACATCTTATCATTGCCAATGGAAATAAGTAATACGGCAAGAGAAAATCTAAAGAAAATGAAAGACTGGAGAGATGAACCAACCGGAAACGAGAACTTTGTGAAAATCGTGCCAGGAACTACAAAGACTTTGCTCTTTGATATAGAAGATATGAGTATTGAAACAGTGGAATTTGATAAGACAAAAGGACCAGTAAAACGTGCACGATATGGGGTCTTTGATGTAACTCAAAGAAATCGAAATAAGCAGTATTTTACAGGTGGAAAGAATGTGTCAAATGCAATCGATTCAAACCTGGAGGAAGGAAACATTGTTTTGAAAATCAGTAGAGCAGGCGAAGGGTTTGATACAAAATATACAGTAGTAGCAACGCAGTTACCAAGCGACTATAACAGTCCTCTCTAACTCTTTTTTCAAAATGTCAATCTCAGAAGATGAACGACAACGACGTGAAATGATTGAACAGTTTTTAAGGCAAATCAATCAAATGGGTGAAAACTTTGGTTTGGGTAAGGATGCATTTGATGAATCAGATAAGGAGTTGTTAAAAGACACACTAGCAGGTAATACCGAGCTTTTTGAAAGAGCAAGAGTATTGCATCATGATTTGGTTAATCAAGCAGCTCACACCATTAGGTATCTAACAAAGGGTAAGCCTGGAGGAATAGAAAACTTACAACAATTGCTTATTGTTTATTACAGAACTAGAGACGCCTTTCTATCAAATCTATTAGAAATAGAAAACGAATTCTATAAGTATACGGTAAGCCAAATTGTCAAAGTTGCAAGTGATAAAGAAACTTAGTGGTCCTGCTTATCTCTATGCTAAGGGTTGGGTTTATTGTTCAAAATGCCAGAAATACTATCCACCCAATCATGCGATAAAAAATAACTGCTCAGTCTGTGGCAATACTATTAGAAGACACGCAAGGCCAAACAGACATAATAAAAATAGGTTTGACCACCTATTACACTAATTATTTTCTTTTAGAGATGGTATTATCGGGTTGTTTGTTGTAGATGTATGAGTTTCTATCTGGTTAGTTAGGCTATTAATTGAAGTTGTCTCTTTAGTAGCTATTTCTTTGTTAAAGTTATCAGCTTTTAGTAAACCTTCCCAACCTCTGCCACTTTGACTTTCAAAGTGTGAGTGTATCATATACAAGCCTGGTTTATCAAACTGGAATTCTAATATGCCTCTGTCTCCTTGTGCCATTGATACGATATCGTGGGTCATTGTTGGAGTCTTTGTATCAGTTCCACTAGGATAGTATTTGAAGACTTGACCATGCAGATGAAAGGTATTTGCAAAGTCAAAGTCTAAGAAATTGGTTAGATATAGTCTGTATGGTTGGCCTAGTTGAATAGGAATTGGATGTATATCATAATAAAATGCAACTCCATTTGCTGAGTAGATATTATTATCTCGTTCTTGTGGCAATGCCTCATTTGCTGTATCATTTCCTGACATGATTTGTGCAGCTTCTGCGTTTGTTGGTAGTCTTGGAAGTTCAGTTTCTGGTGTTAATCCAAGGTCATAACCATTTAGAATCATATTAATCTCTGTCATTTGTGGCCTTGCCTCACTAGATGGAGGGTCAATAATCATCTGGCCGTAGAGTCCTTTACCAAGATGCAGGACAAGAGGCATTTGATGGCAATGGTAAGGCCATAATCCTACAGGGTCTGCAGTAAATGTATAAGTGAAATTATGTCCTGGAGAAATTGAACCTGATTGATTGTTAAACATTGTCCCATCTATGTTACCAGCATGGATACTATGCATATGCAATGAGTGAGTGAACTTATTATTTGCGGGATTTATTACATCAACTGATACGATATCACCTTTAGTAACTCTGATTGTAGGTGCAGGAATTGAGCTATTAAATGTCCATGCTGGATACATTATTGGTTTTGTATTTGTATCGGGATTGCCTAATGTAACAGGTATTTTTCTGTCTTCATGAATTATCAGACTGAATTTGCGAACAGTAGTCCCATTATCTAGCTTGCTAACATGACCGCATGAAAAATAAGTTAGGTAGCTTGTTGGGTTTAATGGATGGTTATCTGTGTCCTGGTTAGCTGCACAGTTTTTTGAGATGTCATATTTTGCAACACTATTGCTGCTTGATTTTCCTTGTATTGGGTTATAAGTAGCACTAACTAAAATTATCAAAAGAATTCCAGCAGTAACTACTGCAATAGATTTCATTAAGCCGTGCTATATTTTTGACAGTATAAAGCTATTATGATTTGAATAAAACTAATATATAGCGCAGCGGTTAAGCTGCACTACTATGTTGAATGAAAACAGAGATGATTCTCCGCCTTCAGATGGAGAATCTGTGAATAACGAAATAAATGTTTCGGACAGCTTTTATACAGATGGTAGGTTAGACAAAGAAAAGTTTTATGCATATTTAAAGAAAAAGCCTAAAGGTATTCAAGGAATCAGTGACGAAACCGAGGCTACGGTTCTCAAGGACGCAGAAAAGCATCGATGGAACTATAAGGAGATTTGATAATTAATGAGTAAAGAAGAACGTGATAAATTTGATAAGGAAAATGATTTACCTTCCAGCGATGAAATTTGGGATGAATTTCTAAATCCAGAAAATAATGATAAATCAGATAAAGGTGTGTGGCCTGATTTTCCAAAAGAAGAATTTGAAGAAATTACGTTTAAAGACCCTGGTGCAAAGAAAAATGAAAATGTGGCCGAAGAACCTGAACAGCCACAAAACGATTATAGTCCATTTGGCATAAACTGTATTTATTATCAGACAAATAAAGAACCCAACCGTTGGATTGGTGGAACTGATGATAATAGATTAGTTGAGATAGAAGACAGAACAAAAAAGGTTGAGGGTGTTTCAATTCCAAGATATGTTATGACTAGGTCATTTACGACCTGCAAGCCTATAGAAATTGCTAAACATAAGAATCTGCTTTCTTTTCTTGATTTACCTCAACGTTATACCATTCGATTTAGGGGTCAAGAAGCAAGTGGCAATTTTACAATAAAACATAAAACACTTTCAGAAATATCCGGTCAATTAAGGGATGGCAACGCTTTAACAGAAAGTGGAATTGATATTGCCTTACAAACTCAGATGAAGGCATTTGAAAAAGCTGGATTATTAAAAGAAAATGATGACATGCATTTTATCGGGTTTTTTACAAATGAAAATAGGACTGTTATAATTCCAAGTGAAATCGAATTTAAAGAAGTAGATAAAGAAACGCTTGCTGAGGCATTAAATTATATCAATGAGCTTGCAGAACTTGGTTATTCTGGTAGACTTGATTTACTTGCTCATACTATCAAATTTGGTATAATTGCACCATGTTCATTCATATTCAAGTATATCAAATCTGCATGGCTTGAATGGATAGATTTGTATGGTAAACCTAATGCAAGTAAATCGACTTCAGGCAAAATAATTCTAGCAATAGATGGGCACGATAAAGAGGAAGAATATAGTGTTAACATGGGTCATGTTGATACAATTGCTAGATTAGGCGAAACGATAGGAGCAACTACTTTCCCCAAGCTTGTTGATGAAATGGATTTTAACGATGATAAAAAACTTGTTAGTAATGTAAAGATGGCTATTTCTAATACAATTTTACGTATTGTTCTTGATAGATACAGAAGAAAAGAAACTATTCTATCCTTATCTGCGCTAGTAATGACTAGTAATTCTGAACCTCCAAAAGAACCAGGTTTTAGAAAAAGGTTAGCAATACGTTATTTTCCTGATAATGAAATCCATTTTAAAGACGCAGAAGACTCGAAAAAGTTTGATGCTTTATTAACAAATCTTAACAAATTACAGGCTTTAGGTGATTTCAGAAACAAGTTCATAATGGAAAATCAGGACATGATTTTAAATAAATACATGACACCGTTTGAGAAAGCACAGAAGATAATGATTGCAGCTTATGAACAAACTGGGATAACTCTACCTGATTGGCTTCTTAATGGAGAATTATTACAAAATCCACTAGAAGAAACCATAGGTGATAATGTAGTTTACATAAGACACGCATTTGAAACCTATATTCTTGAAAACTTTAGGAAATCACTAACGATTTGGCAAAAAACCAAAGCAGAAGATATGCCAATACTACCTCATGCTATAGGTGAAAGATTAATGATATTGATTGACTCTGATGAATTAGTCGATATAAAAAGAAGGCCATCTGGAGATATTGTTATTTATCGAAGTTTGATAAACGAGTTATACAAATACGGAGTTAATACCGAACAATTACCAAATCTTAGGGCATTAGCAGATTCAATTGGTGCAGACTATCAGGTATATCACGGTAAGAAAGTCATAACTGTGGATGGTAGCAAATTATTAGAGTATTTTAGTCAAATTGACTGATGTTGGGTGACACGGGTGACACGGGTGACACACCCATGATCACACAAACCCATATGAAAAAGTCGTTCTAGAAGATTGTTCTGTATTGTTATATATCTGAATCTTAATGATCTGCACTGATTTGAACAATCGAGAGATTACTGAAGGCAATCTAAGAAAAGCAGACTCATTTAGGATTCAAACACAAAACAAGAAAAGAAGAAATAAGATACTGTGGGGAGCAATCTACAACTGGATAGCAAGAGAATATCCAGAGATTGCCGAAAGAATAAGAAATTTCATAGCAGACTTAGTAATAGAACGGCTAGAACAAGAGTTTAGAACTATAATCAAGTCCAATCATTCTGCTAGAACAAGGCATAACAACTTTCTAAAAGAAATCATACCTGACTCTAGAATGTTAACTGATGTGTATGGGATGGTTAGTGATATATTAAAGTAAGAAAACATTACGATTTTTTATTATTTGAATTCAAATTAGTAAGTAAATATTGACATTTTTACTGCGTATTTCACAGTGTGAAAGTTGTAAATTACCTTAACTAGTTTTGTTATAGTAGATTTGATATAATAATTGCTTTAGGGGATAAAGTGCAATAAAAAATAAGATGGATGCAAATGGTTTAAGCATTGCAGCAATAGTACTGTCAGTAATTGCTATAGTTGTGGCAGTATTTCATTAGATTTTCTTAACTGACTTTTCATTTTGTGATTTCATTTTTACTTTCTTTGTGCATTTCCAAACAATCTCGTAATGTGTCCTGTATCAGTTTGTCTAACCAAATCAGGACCATTTGATAATGCAATGCTCTAGCCTGGTCTAATCCTTTGAACATTCGTAACCTGAACTGTCGTGTTGGTTTGATGTGTTCTATAAGAACATCGATTGTATCACTTGCAATGAGTTTGTCTTTGTTGGTTAATGCTGTCCATAATTTCTCTGCAGATTTTACACCATGTTCATACAGTTCTAATGGGGTTGGTAATTCTTTCTCTTCTGGTTCAGTTATTCCAACTACCTCAGTAGATATAATTGGATTATCCTCTTCTTCTGGTTCTTCAGGTAATATTACAGGTTCTGGTATTCTATTGAATGTCTTTATTACTTGCTTTAACGAGTCTTCTCGTTGTTGTTCGAAAGCTAAGCTAGATTTTCTAGCTTGTTTACCTTTCTGTCCTGCATGTGCACGTTTTAGAAACTCTTGGTTTCTAATCCAATCAGGCCAAAAGTGTTGTATATAGGTTCTTACCCAAATACCTTCGCAGTCTTCTAAGACCTTATCTTGAATTTCTTTATTAGATAGTTCAGGGTCTTCATCTTTTAATGCTTGACATAATTCTGGAATAAATACAGCAATTGTCTTTTTTGATATTGACCGTGCTTCATCTAAGATTTCCTCATATGATCTTTTTGACTTTTTTCTTTGTAATTCATGTTCTTGAATCGTATCTGTCATTTCAATACCCTCCATTTTGTATGCGCCTATTTTCTTCTAACACACGTTCAATTTCACTATCGACTAATCCAGTATTCAGACAAGTATGTACCATTGCACTACGTTCTTCTAATCCTGCTATAGTATTATGAATGTGTGTATCAACCTGTCGTACTGATTCTCTGCCTCTGAGCGTTTGTAAATAATCGTATATCATTGGTATTTGATATTCTTGTCTCCTTCTAGTAGCTGCGTGTGTTTCAATTATTGTGTAGAATACTCTGTATAGTTGAACTGCATGATTTTCTATCTGTTCATTCCATATTCTGCGCTGATTGTTCAAGAATCTAATTGCATAAAGGTCAGGTCTACGCAATGAATCAATAAAGATTCTAAGGTCACCTTGACGATAAGGATGGCTTAAAGGTTTTGGCGATAAAAATCCCCTTACTGATTCTACTATACTAAAGTTATCATCAGGGTCGTTTGTCCTATCTGGATTGATTTCATTTTCTGCTTGGATACAAAATCGTGGATAAGATAGTTTTTTCCACTTCCTAGCAAGTCTTTCCAATTGTCTATACATTTCAGGCCGATATAGTCTTCTATGAGCTGGCATTATTCTATTGTCTCCTCTTTTTCTCTTGCTTCAATTTGATTATATCTCTGGTCAAGTTTGTAGATAACCATATTGAGTCTTGTATAGGCATAACATTTTGTGCAGAGATTTGCCTTATCGTTTGACAATTTATCGTTTAGATGTATTTTCTGTTCTGCCGTTAGTTTTTTATGACAGAATGAACACCTATAGATTGTCTTACTTATTGTCTGTGTTTGGTTATAGGTCATTTAGCGATGACCTCCATTTTTTGCTTTTCCAACTGTCGCACCCTTTTCAGTTCTTCAGTCGCTAGTCTCTTAATAATTTGAGACTTTGGACTGTATAGTTTTTCTTTCAAGATGGTGAGCATCTTATCAGTCTCATCATCTATTCTTACTCCATCAGTCATTTCCGTAGTTAGCATATGTTATCATATATTATATAAACATTTACATACATATAAGACATATATGAGTTGTAGCAATCTTTCGTTAACTTTGTTTGAGAGCGTTTTGCATCCATGTAGGCAAATTTTTCTCATCATTTCCATGAGTATGCATCATTCCACTGTAAATAAGACCTCTAGTATTTGCAACTGAAAGCTTGAACATTTTTGCAATATGACCAGTTGTTAGACCATATGTTTTCTGCATTCTGTAAAGTACTGCAGTTTTCTTTTGCAGCTTAGCAGAAGTTAATTTACGATGTTTGCTAGTATTTGCTTCATAAACAAAACACTCTTGAAGCATCGCATATGCTATATCTCTCCATTTTGTTCTATTTTCTACATGTTCCAAATGCTCTTTTAACTGGTTTGGAGTAGGGTTTAATGCTTCATTTTCTATTCGCTGTTTTTCTGGTTCAGTTGTTTTGCTTGTAATTCTAGACGTATGAATTTTATAAAATAGATGTTTAGCATGTCTTATTTTAGCCTCTTCAGTATAATGCATATCTTTAAAATGATGGAATAATTCCTTCCAGCTATTTGATTGAAATAGACAAGAGTATTCATCTTCGTATAACATGGGACAGTTGTATTTCATTAGTGCAATTGCGATAATAGTCTCGCTTAGATAGCCTGATTCTTTGCCATGTCTAAGCCATAATGCAATTTCATCATTACCTTTTTCCATTGCAAATTTTATAACGTCTAATTCTGGCAATGGTGGATTTTCACTTATTATCTCTTCAGGTTTTGGTTCTTGTTGCTGCATTTCTTTTTCAATCTTTTCATCAATTTCTTTTGACCATTCTGATATTCTATCTGATTCTTTTTTCTTTGCCTCATATTCATCTACCCATGATTTTCTTCTTTTTTCATATTCATCCATCCAGGACAATGTAATAAGATATATACTACGTGTTCATATATATCTTATTAGTAAATGAAAGAAAAAATTACGTTAACTATTGAGGCATCAATCATAGACAAAATAGATAAGGATAGGGGAGATATTACAAGGTCGACTTATGTCCAGCGATTGCTTGAAAAAGTATTAAAACTACCAAAACTTTAATTTTTCTGCTTCTGGAACCCAACCCTTATGCGTAGCTGGAACACCATAAACTATCTCCCCATCTTTTACGTCATGAGTAACTAGTGAAGCTGCACCAACAAATGCTTCTTGTCCTACTGTTATGCCATCTAGAAATATTACACCTAAACCAATACGTGCACCTTTTTTTATCGTATAACCTTTAAACTCTGACTCTTTAATCGGTCGTAAATATTTTATAAAGTGATCATTAGCTCCAGTTGAACCACCAGCAATAAAGCAATAATCTTCAATTTTTGTATACCATCCTAAATTGATATGAGTGCCCATCCTTACATTATTGCCAACTGTCAAGCTACCTTCAAAGACATTCATTGCACCTATCTTGCAATGCTTGCCTATTTTTGTATGAGAACGAATAAAATTAAATGGTCCTATTAATGTGTCTTCTCCTACTTCAACCCCATCCTCAATGATGCAAGTAGGACTTATAGATGCATTAGGAAAATCACTTGCCTTTAACATACTGGATACTAGCAATCTCCCTATCTACAAGCAGATTTTTTCTTGATTCTTCGTCACTAATTTTCAAATGTTTAAACCAAGCTCTCAAATCGCAATGTATAGGAATTAATAGCTTGTCTAGTTCTACGCACATAACTATATCTTCGCAACATCCATCTTGTTCTAATGTATTATTATATTTGTGATCATTATTAAAAGAAAGTTGTGTCGCTACATCTCTTCTTATGATTGGAAATGGGTCACCCATGTGTTTTACTCTAATAGGTTGTTTTTCAGCTAATAACTTACGAAATAGTGAAGTATCTTCCTCTAAGAAGTTGTAATGATGTGTTCCATCCTTTAATTCGGGTCTTGCCAATGATAAGGATACAGTTACAACTTTTCTACCTTCCTCAGTATTATTTAAGTGGCTTCTACCACATAAAACAGGATAGTCAGTTTTCAAATCATTAAGCAAAAGATTAATCGCTGTTTTATTGGGTATCATATCATCTGGCAATATAGCTAAGTGTGTATATTCTTCATGGTCCATAAAGTAATCTTTGATTAAATGTCTTGCAACATAAGAAGGATAATAATTAATAAAGACTTTATCAAACTCTGCTAAACAATCTTCAACTGCATTATCAAATTCTTCAATCTTACGCACTTTTGGAATACTAATAAGTAACTTCATTTCTTTGTAGGCCATGGTAGTGATTGGAGAGGATGAATTTAATGATTTACAGGCTGAAGTTATAGAACTAGATGCAAGAGGTAAGCCGATAAAACATAAATTTGCTAAAGATAAATTCTATATGAAAGATATGGAATTGGCTACAGTTCCATATACTGAGGAAGATATGAATCAATGGTTTGATTGGTTTGAAGCTGCATTTCCTGGACGATTTAAACGAAATGATACAACTGGTGTAAGTATTGAAGCATTTCCATATATAGGCCAAAGACCACCATTTTTCTCAGACCAACAAGCAATGCAAAAGACTTTGGAGTTTGCAACTGAAGCAGAAGCAAAGATGTTAGATGCTGAGGTTTTTACCAAGAAAAGACGTAAAGATAGACGACGATTATTTGATAATACTCTAAAAGAGTTTTTGAATACTGAATGTGGAACAAACTATAAGATTAAATATGATAAGTAAGATGTATAAGATGTAATGAGACTGATAAGCCGTGAAAGAAAAACACTAAGAACTGAAGCACAAAAAAGAAAAGATAAAGCAATATCATTATTTACAAAGGGCTATGTTGTCATACTAGACAAGCAGGGAACTATGTTTAAAGTATGGAGTGAGACTGAGAAGGTTGATAGTAAGGGTAGACATCCAGCATATTCAGTACTGCTAGATGGAGATACACCAAGCTGCAGCTGTCCAGATTATAAATATAATTTTGTAGAATGTAAACATATCTTAGCTAGTCGAATGGCAAGACATGAGTTAGGTTACGCTATATAATAAAATGTAATGGGGAGTTGCAATAACCCCATTACATTACGTAAGGAAAGTCCGATTGATTATAGGCTCTTTTGATGTTTGACGTTTGGTGTTTTGGGAAACAGAAAGCTATACGTAAAATAAATATAAAAAGATTAGTTGGTGATTGTGCTTTGTTTCTGTTTATTCCTTCCTTGTCTGATTGCTACGATTCCAGCTGGCAACAACAATGCGAATGGAATTATACCCCAACCGTTTGTTATTGTTATTGGAATTATACCAATTACTACAATTAACACGATTCCTATTGCTTTAACGTTTTTGACTACGAATGTTAACACAATTCCTGCGATATACACAAACAAGGAAAACATTGTTCCAGCTGCAAATGAATTAAACGTCTTTTCATTTACATCATGGCTTGTTTGCTGTGTTGTGATTTGACTGCTATTGCCATATGATTTTGTTAGATTCATAGATGCGTTATTGAACACTGTTCCAATTCCGGCAATGCCGAACATGAACAGCATCAAGAACATACCTATGATACAACCAATCAGGCTTAAGGTTTGATATGTTTGCATTTCTTATTTACCTTCTATCCTATGTATAAGATAGGTAAGATATATACATTATGATTACACTGTATTTAGTTATCGGGTATTTTTCTTAGTAGAATGCCATCACTTTTAGGCTCAAAAATCACGTGGCAAGGTTCAGTAAGATTGTATTTATTTGCCAGTATTTTAGGAATTATCACTGTTGCACTACATGAGCCAGCAATCCATAACTTTGCGATATGGTTCTTGCGTTTCTCCTTATTACTATTTTGCAAATTCTGTTGAATTAACATGCTAAATTGACAAAGAGAACCAATACTACCAATAAAACCTTTTCAATATCTGAAATATTATACAAATTAGATATAAAAATTGGGTATACAGGACTACAAGATTGTAAGAAGTAAGGCTGAGCAAGTTAGCCGAATAGAAATCTTACATAATGAGAATGATGTAATTGTAAAAGACATTCTGGATATTGATAATCAGATAAAGCAGAAGCAAATTACGGTTAAGGGTTTGGTTCTGCAAATGGCCTCAAACTTGGAGGAATTATATAAACTTGGAGATTTTCAATACCCTTTGAATTGTATTTATAGTGTTATAACAAGGAATTTAGAAAATCATGGTGTAAGTCTAGGCACAAGACAGTGGGTTTGGAATATCTTTGCAACTTCTGAGAATAGAAAGTATATGTATTCAATTAATGAGATGGCAACTATCGATTTAGATAATGCAGCTAAAGAGGCAATAAAGCCAGAGTTAACAGAGTTAAGGAACAAAGTTAATGATGCTTTTGAATTACTGACAAATGTTGAAGCAAAGCGTGATTTAACAACCAGGGAGTTATTGCAGCATATAACGATTAAGGTTAGTGAGCTTGCACCTGTTCTTGTTGATAAGTGTGATAAAGCAGGGATTCCCTTACCAGCAAGAACATTAAAGGATGAACCAGTAAGAATTAGGAAAGAAGACCCTCAGGATAATGATTTGAGTGGATGGCTAGAGCTTTTAATTGAAGAACTTACTAAGGTCAAAGATAAATTCAAAGAGTATAGAACTGCTGACCCTGAACAAATGAAATGGTATTGCAATGGTGTTAAAGTTCATGTTCAATTGCTTAGAAGTTTGTCAAATGACAAATGGGCACGTAATATGTGGTCCTGGTTAGGTGTGATAAAGCAGAAGGTTGGACAATCTAACCATTCTGCACAAAGCATGTCAGGTATTTGGGGTCAGATAACAGGAAAACGTAATCTTACCAGGGAACAAATCAAAGCAAAGACTGAAATGATTATTCAATTCGCACAAGAGTTTATTGAACATTCACCTGGATATTGGGACATGTGCTATGCTTCAACTCACCTAAGAGAGAACCGGATAGGAGACTTTCATAACGATAGGCATGAAAAGCTTTCAGATAGCTCTATAGGTTAACTATGTTAATGCATAGCTATATAGTAAATCTATGAAAGAACTATATACTTTCGTGTGATAAATATGCTAGAGTTGTTAGAAAACAACGGCAACATTGGGAAACAGGTGGTAAGGTCAACGTATTTCTTTGAAGTGCGTTGTGATGCATGTAGGGTAAAGATGGAAAGGGGAAACAGACTTGAAGCATCAGTCCAGATGGTAAATCATATGTATGATAGACATGTAAAAGAGGACTGGAAGAATTTGTTAGATGCTCAAATAATGAAAATGTATTGGAATAGTCCAGCAGCAGGTCACTCACTTTTAGAAGTAGATGAAATCATGTCCTTCTTAGCATTACTTGCTAAAGACCAGGACATACCTTATGAATACTGGCAAAGATTTCATACAAAAAATGAACTAAACGGAGTATAATTTTGTAATTTGACTAAAATGCATGTGAAAGATAGAGAAGAAATTAAAACTCTTATTCTTATTTGTAGAGCTAGAGGATATAATCCTAGACAAACAACTGAATACGTAAATAGACATCTGAAAAGATTAGGTAGTGATAAGAATCTATCACAGTCTTATATTCAAAGAACAATTGAACAAACAAGACATGATGCTAGTGAATGGCTAAAGATAATGGTTCATGGTAAGTATGAATACATTGACATGTTCAAAACTATCATAGAAAGATTGCAGGTAGCACAGAATGAATTATGGGATTTAGTAGATGCAAGAAAAGAAGAGGGAGGAATAAAGAAAGATTATGTTTTGATAAAAGCATATGCAGAAATTCATAGCATCAATAGAACGTTATGGGACTTGTTTAAGGATATACCTATGTTAATGCCTGGTTCAGCCAGTAAAACTATAGATAGCATAGTGTTCGAAGATACAACATCTGTATACCCAAAACTATCAGCCTAGACAGGACTTACCACAACAAGTAATAGACTTAATCAAGAGTAAGCCTTTCTGGATTGAAGATACTAAAGAACATGAACAGGAATACAAAATAAGACGTGGGAATTGTTGCTTTAACCATATTGTAGGCTTACCTGTTAAGCATGGTCAATACATGGATATGTTTGACTATGAGAATATGCTATTTGACATATTCAATAAGTATCGTTATGTTTGGGTTCTTAAGGCTACAGGTTTAGGAGTTAGTGAGTTTTCATTAAGATATATGGCATACATGGCCTGCAGCTACAAAGACATTAGATTCAAAGACTCGCAGATGTGTATTGTAGTTGGTCCTAACAAGAATCTAGCAGTTCGATTAATCAAACGTTTAAAGGATATATTCTATAATCGAATGAATATAACTTTTGATACAAATGAAAACCAACTTTTCATAAATGGAATTGATATATCAGCATATCCTAGTCATAATGTTAATGCATTTCGTAGTTTAACAAATCCAAGCTTTATCTTAATTGACGAGGGTGACTTTTTTCCTATTGGTCAACAACAAGAAGTTAGACATGCAGCTGAGAGATATGCGGGTAAATCAGATGCATCGATAGTAATGGTTAGCACTCCTAACATACCAAATGGGTTAATGCAGCAGATAGAACAAGAGGAAGAATCATTATATCATAGGATAAGACTAGATTATAAAGTAGGACTAGGAAAGATATTTGACGATGTAGATATAGCAAGGGCAAGACGTTCACCTAGTTTTGAGCGAGAGTTTAACCTTCAGTATGGGTATGATGTTGGTAACGTTCTTAATCATTCAATGATTCAATTGGCTATAGATAAAGCAGTTAACTATCCATTAGAACTACAGTATAGTTATAGTAAACGTAGCCTAGGGATTGACCCAGGCTACGCAAGCTCGAGATTTTCTATGGTAGTGGACGAGTGGATACCAGAACATTCACTTATCCGTGTATTGTATGCTACGGAATTAGATAAACCTTTATTCGGTGATATGGTGCGCATGAGCTACGATTTAATCAAACAATACAGAGTTAGTAAGACATGGGTTGATGGTTCACAACCTGAATTCATAAGAGAGTTAAAAGTTATGATTGGTGAGAATAAAAACTATGAGCAATTAGTTGAAAGAGCAAAGAAAGCTAAGGTTGAGCTATGGCAATACATGGATGTTATACCAGTTCAATTCAATGAGAAAGGTAGAATGATGATAGACCACATGAGAAGATGGTTTGAAGATGCACAGAAGATTGTGATAGATAAGCAGTTTATTGATTTAATAGCTCAACTTCGCATTGCAACACAAAAGGCTGATGGTAAGTTAGATAAAAGTGGTCATCAACTAGATACATTTGATGCATTCCGAATGTCTTTATTATACTATCAATTTATGCAAGAATAATGGATATTAAAGCAAAGTATTCAGTTGTTGTAAAAGATAATAAGGTAACAGAAGAAACTAAAGTATTCAGAAAGAAACAGCAAGCTCAAATGTATGCAGCTTCATTACAAGAGAAAGGTAATGGTAGTTATTCAGTTATTGACCTGGAAGCTATATTAGATTGAGTGACGATTTAGAATGGTTTAATGATGGCAAGAAGAGAGGTTTTAGAAAGGTAGAACCTAGGCCATTTGATAATATACCATTTGGTGAAGAATATCCAAATAAGTCACTTACATTCACAAACAGCACAAGGCATATTATTTCAATAGGCCAATTACCTAGTGATTGGAATTCTGTTAACTTTGTGATAGAAGATTGGAGAACTAAATCTAAACATAAGACTGTAAAGTGGTTAGCAACACTAGAACCAACAGATAGAATCGAACTGACATTTAATAAGCCCAAAGAAATTAAGCCATGATATGCCAAACATTCTATTAGACCTCATAGAAGGTAAGGTATTTTGTAGCAAGTGCATTAACTATGTCAAGCCTCAATACATACGAGATTCAGCTAACATATGTCGCTGTTCTATCTGTCGCACTTTGATTAGAGGAGGTAGTTTTAGACGTAAGTATGAGAAAGGATTACGTTGGTGCACTATATGCCAGGAGTTTAGAAAAAGCTGGACTAAAAGATTTGGTTGGTGTGAAGATTGCCATACTAAACTAAGGTTTCATAGTTACACCAGGATGGCAAAAGCAAAGCGTGAACTTACTTTAGTTAGATACTAATATTAGCTGCGTAGATAGTCTTAAGTTCAAGCCAACTGTAACTAGATTGATGAATAAACAAATAACGATAGTTATAATTGCAGTTATTGCATTGCTTGCAGTTGTATCCATAGCAAGTAATACTGTAGATGCAAGAATCTATCAGAATAGAAATGGTGCAAATGCAAACGGTGCAAATGGAGCTGATGCTAATGGTGTGAATGGTGCAAATGGTGGTATTGGTGGAGCAGGAGCAGCAGGCGGAGTTGCAACAGGTGGGGGAAGTAACTGCGTAGGTTCTTGTTAAACTTATTAACAAGTTCTTTGTATAAAAGTTAACGCCAGTAAAAGGCCAGTGACGCAGCCGCAATTAGTCATTGAAGTATGTTTTGTTTTCGTTGTCAGGCGTGGGTGAAACAAGACATAACACCTCCAATTGTTTCATGTCGGTCACCCTCACCCACGTTTGTAAGTCTTGCTAGAAGATTAGCAAAGTTTATCTTTTATTCCTTAGTTATATTACTGTCTTAAGCGTGGTGGCTTAAGTGCAGCACAAATATGATGGTACTGGGATAGGTTGTTTGCTTTCCTATCCCAGTTAATCTTATATGTAAGACCCATCTTATTAGCTATCGTGTATATGGTAGAAAGAGTTTGTAAACATTGCATGATTAGTGAGAGAGTAGCAGAAGAATTGGATAAGGTTGAAACATGTAAATACTGTGTTCATGAAGACGGTCATGAATGGGTAGACGATATAAATTGAATTGTATAGTTTGCGGTCATGACTCTATTGATCATTATTATGTCAAGCCTGGTCCTCAGTTTCAGAAATGTAATAAATGTGATTGTGTAAGAAACTTGATAACTGGTGAATATAATGAAATCTAAACATACTTGCCCTCACTGTGATTCAACCTTTGAATACTATACTGATTACATGAATCATAGGTTTACTGTTCATTACTTTGATGAAAAGAGATTAGAGAGTAGAACACAATGAGAGTAGTTGAATTATCAGAAGAACATATTGATTTAATACTAAAGATATTAACTCAAAGAAATGCTGACTTGACTGATTTGTTAAAGCAAGAAGGTTTTGAAGCAGAGACAATTCATGATTTGCAGTTAGAGCAAAGAGACATTAACGATGTTGTTAGAGAGTTAGTTCATTATTCGAGGCTTAAAACAGATGGTTAACTGCAAGAATTGTGGTCACCCTCATTGGTGTCACCATTTAGTTTCAGGCAAGTGTGAATGTGTGACGTTTCATGATGTGACTCGTATCAAGGGAGGATATGAATACAATACAAAACGATGTGAATGTATCGTAAAACCTGAACATGCACCATGAATGAGTTACAAAAACAATTAAAATATGAATTTATCAAACTCATATTAGAACGAGATATAGATGTTCAACAAATGCCTGACTCTGAGATATTAAAATGGGTAGATTTTATTTACAAACGTAGTAAGAAATCTGGTTAATCCTTAATTAGATTAGCAGTCATTTGTGCAAAGACTAGCAATAACATACTCCATAGCAAACCTATGCCTGTTAGGAATATAGGCAACTTTGTAAATATATCAACATTTTCTTGTTCTGGTCCTGAATGGTCTATAATCACTTTATGAACCAGATAAAACATACTAAGCAATAATATGAATTGGACTAACCACAATCCTATTCTAACATAATCATATCTGTCAAGTTGCAACTTTTTTTAGTTAGTTACTTTCTAAGTTTGTTGTCTAATTGAACAATAATGTCAAGATTGCAGCTGGAATCAACGTATATAACGATAAACGTTCACTTGAACGAACTTTATCGACGACAGCTGAGTATATGGACCGAGTTTATGTCGTTGATGGGAGATATCCTGATTACCATGTCGACACAACTGAGAAATACAGTAAAGATGGGACCAGGGAATTAGTAGAATCATATAGCAATTGTAAATATATTCAGATGTATGCAGAACAGACAGCAAAGCGCACTCGTTATTTGAAAGAGTGTGAGTATGACTTTCTGCTAGTTATAGATGCAGATGAATATATGACTGTGCAAAGCTGGTCTGGATTTCAGGATAACTTACAGAGATATATTCTAGCAGTATCAGATAGACATCGTTACTATCAATATCAGATTGCATATCAAGCTGAACCAACAAAGAAGATTAATCTTGCAAGACTTGTATACAATCCTAATAACCTAATCTATACAAATCACTGGACTATGATTGCTGACCCAATTATTGATAATAGACCTGTTACATCTTCACAGTTAATTGAAGGCATAACATTATCAACTGATGAATCACTAAGACCTTCTAGCAGATTACAGCAAGATATAGATTATCAATGGCAACTATTCAAAAAAGAGCAAGTGATTAGTGATAAGGTGTTTAATGATACTGAGTGTAAAGCTAACTTTGCCAAGCACATCATATATGAAGCTGAAGTATGGAATAAAGATAATCAGACTGATAAGATAAAATATGTTAGTAGGGCTAAAAAGAAAAGTTAAGTTAGTTTAAATTAACGTGCTCTAGTTTTCATAACTCTATCATTATTGCCTTTCTTTTTCAATTCTTCCTCTTCTTTAGTTAGTTTTCCTAATACAGTATTACCAGCAGCAATTTGCATATCTCTGCTTAATCTTGCTCCATCTTCTTTTACTTGCATACCTACCTTTAGACTTTCAACAATACCAACTGCACCTAATGCAATCTGTATCTTACCTTGAACTTCGTCCCTTGACCAGTCTTTATCGATTGTCATTATAGACTCAATATTGTATTTCAATATGTCACAAGCAGGCCGTTTCAAAGATATGAATGATTGTATGACACAGATGACAGCTAAGTATCCAAATCCCAATATAAGGAAGCAGGTTTGTTTAAGACTTATGCAAGAGTCTGCTACTGGTGGTAATACTGCTGCTAAACCCAAACCTTTTGGTGGTAAGTAGTGCCTTTTGGTCCATACAAAGATTTTGCTGATTGTATGAATAAGCTGCAATCAAAGTATCCTGATATAACTACAAGAAAGAAAGTATGTGGTAAGATGCAGTCTGAGCTTGGAGGTTAAATACTATTTAGTTGTTAGCAAACTATGCCAATAGGAGATATTGATAAACTCCTTGATTATTTACGTTTAGATAAAACAAAACTCAGTCTTCAGAAACTTGAAGTTGTATATGGTGATAATGGAATACGCTTAGTCGAGTTAATATATTACGATGTTCATAACACGTTACAAAAATGTGTTATTGGCATAAATGGAGCGAAAATAAATGAGCTTGCCACAGGATTCAATTGAGGCCGAATGTTCAGCATGTCATACTGTAACAACAGACTGGCAGAACTTTGAAGGCGTAACATATTGTCATGATTGCCTACAAGATATTACTAAGGACTTGACTAACTACAAGACTACTTGCTAAATGGCTAGTTTAACATACAATCAAAGAAAGATGGTTAACTGTTTATGTGGTCATTCTGAAGCACATCATGATACCAAATACAGACATGGATGCACTGAATGCAAATGTGTATGGTTTGAGATTGATAACCTGTAATTGAAAGGTGGACTTGATGCATTTGAGGGAATTAGACAAATGATTAAAGAAAGAGATTGTGGGGTTGGTTCTAGTGCAGATATGCCTCATTCAGTATGGGTTGTAATCAAAGAGTTGAAGGCCAATCCATTTGATAATAAACCTGCTGGAGTATTTTGTAACAAAAGGTTTGCTCAATTCTGGATAAAGAATCAACCTGAATATTTGAGGAGAAAGTATACATACTTTCTTTATGAGTCATTAGGTAATCCTGAGGTAAATGAGCAGCTTCCAGAACAGCGACAGTTACAAACGATACAAACTAACCAAAGAACTACAACAGAAAGCAAATAATGAATATATTAACGATTTAACTGATGTTGCTGACTTAGAAGTTTACTGTGATTTATGCGATAGAAAGCTTGTGCAATGGGAAAATGAATCATTGATATGTCCTGTTTGTCATATTACCGTAAATCCAAAGTTTACAATTCTTAAGCATAAACCATCAAGAGAAGGACCAGTAGATGACGATTTAATAGATGTCGATGACTACTCAGGACTATCCGAGTCTTATAGTTTCAAAACAAGGAAAGAAGAAGAAGACGCTTTCGTTAACTCCCTTAAAGCCAAAGGATACACAATCATAAGTAGCACTAAAAAATGATTAACAGTAATACTAGAGAGAAGGTTAAACGAGATTCTTATCCACTTTACGCATTTCTAGATAACGAAACTAGTTTTGACCCAATTGTGCCATTTAGCAATAGATATAATTTAACAACTGCTTCAATGACTGAGGTTAGCATAGTTAAAGATGAATCAGTTCAAAAGGCATTTGGCATTGGTGCTAATTCTTCTAACAAGATATTAGCATTTGAAAGTCCATACAAACCTATTGACCTATGGAGAATGCATGATGTTTACAAGAGTTCAGGTGCTGTTTGTCGTGGGATAAATACTATCACGCAATTCATTTTGGGTGAATATACCAAGCTTGTAATTGATACAAATACATACTACAAGAATGAAGATGAACAAGATGCAGCTGTTCAAGAACTAAATAATAATGAAGAATATCAAAAGATACTTGAAGATTTAAACAAAATTAACAAGAAAGTAGATTTAAACAAACATTTGATTGATGCTATTATCAATAAGAAAGTCTACGGTAAAGCTGCAATTCTAGTTGAACGTAATAAAGCAGGTATTCCATTTGCACTAAAGACACTAAGTTCGCAGCTCATTGGCAAGGTCTTTGCGTGGGATAAAGATTACAGTTTAGCTGGCATTGAGTATGCAGACTTTCCAGAAAAAGAAAGAATTGTAACTGCAGATAGGCTCATGTATTTTGTTAACAAGGATAGTCATGTTTCACCTAGAACTTTATGGAATGGCATATCAGACTTAGAACCTATCCTGGATATTGCTGAAACCAGTATAATAAATCAGCAGACTAACATCAAAGAGATTAACCGTAAATTATGGGCTGCATTAATGGTAATCAAAGTATTCAGTAAATCTAAAGCAGTCATGGAGAAGTTCAAGAAATCATTTCAATCTGGTAAAACAATTGTAGTTAATCAAGACTTTGATGTGCAAGTTCACCAGATAGCACATGACTTAGCAGAATTGCTAAAAGAAATTGACATTAATGATAAGAAGATAGCAAGAGACCTTGAAATACCAGAATTACTCATGGGCTTTGAAGATACGCAAAATAGGGCTACTGCTAACGCTTTACTATTAGCATGGACCTCTTCAAAGCTAAAGTTTGAACGTATATTGGTTAGAGATGTAGTTGAAAAACATTATATCGATAAGAATGTTAAAGCTTTGATAATATTAAATGGTGGATTAAAAAGTTTAGGCAATCTGCAACAATACACAGAAGCCTATGATATTACTTCACCCAACTTTAAACCAGTTGCTATTACTTCACCCGCATTTAATCCTGCTAACCCTGGAAGAGTTTCTACTGATGCATCAATCACATTCAAAATTGATGACGTTGTCGTGCAAATGCTACCATTTGTTATCAAGCTAACATTTGGCGACATTACACTAGATTCATTCCTGGATAAAGCAGCTGCAGTAATTGGGTTGAAGAATGCATCCATAATAAACGAATTTGAAATGGCCTTAGAGTTGTTGGGCTTACAGAAATACATTCCACAAATGAGACAATACAGCATAGAACAAAAGGCCGAGCAAGAAGCAATCTTTGGACAGCAGCAACAGGCGTTTATGCAAGTTAAAGCTGCAGATGCAAAAGCAGGAAATCCACAGTTACAACAAAAGCAGGGTAGTAAACAAGATAGGAATAATATTGTTAATGTCAAAGGTTTACCAGGTTTAGATAAAACAGGTGGAAAGACTAGCATTAGTTCAAGAAGAACTGCAAATGCAACAAGTGGAGATTCAGGTTCTGGTGGAGGTAAATTCCTAAAGATTGGCTAAGATAGTCAATCAGTTCTCTTGTTGTTTTTAACTAAATCTTAGTTATCAAATGTCAGTTATAGAAGGCACACCGTTTAATTGTCACATTCATGATGTAACAGCAAACTCGATAGATGAATGGAATGCTCACTGTTTTGGCAATCCAGAACATACAGACCAGGGAGAAACAGCTTGTTATACTTGTGGCACTAAAATCATATTTACAAACTTACCATGGCATAAGCTTGCTGCTGATGGTTCTAAAAACATCAAACTACAATGTGAAGAGTGTGAAGCACAAACGAAAGGTCAAGTTAAACGGAGTAAAGTAGAATGAAAGCGAAATCAGGTGGTTTTTGTTCTGCTGTTATAATTAAAGCAGATGGTAGAAGAATAGAGTTAGCAAGATTAGTTCCAAATTTATTAACAAATAATGGGCGGGATTTGTTCCATGCACAGTGCTACACGAACACTTCAGCAGGAACAAGAGGCTCAGGCTTTGTTGCTGTAACTGAATCAACTATAACACCAGCTGCGGGTGATACCAGCTTAACCGGAGAGATTGCAACAAATGGATTGTCAAGGGCTGATGCAACTACAAAGACTCATTCAGCAGGAACAAACGCTACTACAATAGAGCATACATTTACTGCATCAGGTTCATTTACTTCTGTTCTTGCAAGTGCATTGTTTAACGCTAGTTCTGGTGTAACAATGACTCATATTGCAAACTTTACAACTGGGTCTGGAACTCTAGCAACTAATGATACATTAAAGGTAACATGGACGCTTAACCTAGGTTAGCCGATTTGATTGGCTACCAAGTTCTATTTTCATAATGTTGTCAGTACAGTTCCTGGAACATTACCAACTACTTCTCAATCAGCATTAGGTGCACCAGCCAAAACAGCAGATGCTGTAACAGTTAGTCGTAGTATGGATACTACGATTGGAGTAGCACAGACATCTAAAGTGGTAACGACTAATGCATCTGCTTCTGCACAGATTATCTATTTTACTAGGTTTGTCTCTGAACCATTAAACACTACTTCAGTATCAGCTAACACGTGGACTCTAGGCTTTGCTGTCCAGGAAAGCAATGCTAATGCAAATTATCCTGTTACAACTTCAGGCGCATTAAGAATAACTGCATATGTTTGGAGACCTAGTGACGGCAGTCTAGTGGGTGATATCTTGGATGGAACAGGACCAACAGTAGCAGAAGCAACAACATCTGAGACAACCAAGTTTGGGACATTCTCAGGCGCAGCAGTAACTTGTCAGGTTGGTGATGTGATATGTATGGAGTTTACTTATTCTGTAACTCAAGGAACTGCAGCTGCAAGAACTGATACATTGTATTATGATGGCACTACAGAACCAGCATCTGACAATGCAGCTGCATCTAATGCTGCATCATTTCTTTCTACTCCTCAAACATTATCATTTGCTAAGGTTAGAGCATTAGCAACTGAGACTGTAACTAGTTCTGGAACTGCAGCAAACCTAGAAGCAAAACAAAGAGCACTAGCAACTGAGACTGTAACTAAATCAGAAACTGTTGCAAGACTGAATGGAAAATGGAGAAGAATAGCAGCATCAGATAGGTGGTTTTAATGGCAACAAGATTATACTTTCATGTAGCAACAAACTCTGTAGCCAATCTTCCAACTACTGAACAATCTACAAACACATCTGTATACTCGCTAAATCCAGTAGCAACAAACTTTCTTATGGATACAATAATAGGAACTGCACAAGTAACTAGACCCACATCTGGAACTAGCAGCTCAGTAGGTAAAACCTACATGGGTAGATGGGTTAGTGAAACTGTAGGTTCTACAACTCAGATTGATGCTAATACGTGGACTTTAAACTATGCTGCTACTGATTCAGGTTCTGCTAAGTTCCCTGTTACTGGAACAAATGCAGCAATGATTGTTTGTGCATATGTTTGGAGGCCAGGCACTGGAAAAGTTGGCAGTAATATAATAGATGGTTCAGTAGGTAATACATCTGCAACTTATCAGGTAGGTTCAACTACTGAAAAAGTAGAGCATGGAACGTTTAGCGGTGCACAAGTAACTGGTCTTCAACCTACTGATGTTATATGCGTAGAATTATGGTCTGATACAGCTGGTGCAGGCACTGGTTGGGCTTATAGGGTGTATTTTGATGGAACTACAGAAAATACAACTGCAGCTGCAACAGTATCAAATCATGCTGCATTTCTTGAAACTCCTCAGAATATTACATTTCCAATACATGTTAACAAAGCACTAACAACTGAAACAACTACTGTATCAGATGCTGCACCAGCTGTATTAAGGGCTAAAAGCAGAGGACCAGCAACACAAACTATTTCCATAGCCGATAGTCTATTAGGCTACTATTTACGGCCACTTGACATAGTAGCAGTAACAGATTCAATTGCTAGAACTGTCACACATCCATCAGGCAATAATGTTGTTAAAACATTAACTGAAACTGTAACTGTCACAGCTGGAACATTAGCAAGACTTGCTGCAAAGAATAGAGCATTAGCAACACAAACTATCACAGTATCAGAAGTTAGTCTGACTAGATTACTAACAAAGGCTAGAGCACTAACAACACAATCTATCACCGTAACTGCTGGAACTCTAGCAAGACTTGCTGCTAAAAATAGAACACCAACGGCAACTGAGACTGTAACAATAACATCCAGTCCAGCAAGACTTGCAGCAAAGATTAGAGCACTAGCAACTGAGACTGTTACAAAGGGTGAATCTGTAACAAGACTAAGACCATTAGCAAGAGCATTAGCAACTGAGACAATAACTATTACTGCAGGAACACTAACAAGACTTGTTGCAAAGACTAGAGCATTAGCAACTGAGACTGTTACTAAATCAGAAACTATTGCACGATTGCTTTCAAAACGTCGTATACTAACTGATACATTACCGACCACAGAAACCACAACAAGAGCAAAAAGCAGGACATTAGGATTATCTCTTCAATCCGTTTCCATATCTGATGCACTAACCAAGTTAAAGAACTCCGTAAAAACATTAAGCGATACACTAGTTTCAAGCAGTTCTATTGCTAGACTTCTAACTAAAGTTCGTACTGTAACTCAATCTAACAACATTTCTGATGCAGTTGGTAGAAGCACAGCATCTTCAAATCAAATAGTCAAAACTTTAACTGAAACAGTAACCATTGCTGAAAATCTAGTAAGGTTGTTAGCAAAGCAAAGAGCACTGGTATTGGAGACTGTTGCAAAGAGTGAAACTATAGCAAGACTTACCAACAAAATAAGGACTCTAAGCGATACTACTAACAAAGGTGAAACTATAGCACGACAAATATCAAAAAACAGGTTAGTAAGCCAGTCTGTCAGTATATTTGAAACTCTTGCTAGATTATTATCAAAACGAAGAATTTTAACTGAAAATACAACTGCAACTGGAACTCTGACAAGATTACTAACAAAGGCTAGGGCTTTATCGGATACAGTTACAAAAGGTGAGTCTGTAATTGGAACTGCAATAAGAAATGGTGGATTAGTTGAGTTTGTTAATATTATTGAAAATCTAGCAAGAAGAACTACAAAGCAAAGAGCACTGACATTAGAGACTGTTACAAAGAGTGAATCTGTAACAAGGACAAAAGGCAAGGTAAAGACATTAGCAACTGAGACTGTTAACAAGGGTGAGAGCATTGCTAAATCACTAGCAAAGACAAGGCCATTATCAGATATCATTAGTATACCAGAAAGTCTTGCAAGATTGCTGTCACAGCAGAGATTTCTTGCAACTCAGACTGTATCCATAAACGATGTAGTGAATGCATTCATGTCTGCTTCTCACCAGGTAGTTAGAATTATAGATGAAACAGATATCATTGTTAGTGATGCATTTCATAAGATTAGAATAATAATCGAAGATGCTTTACCGATAGAGGACTTTATAGATTTTGCAGTAAGAGTTAGCAGGTATGAGACTGAGATTGTAGAAGATGCAATCGATGTTAGTGATGCAGTATCACAGACAACAGAAATCAGAGAGGTTGTATTGTCTCTAGTTGAAACTACTAATGTCGGTGAGCTTGCAACAAATCAATCAGGTAAGGTTAGAAGAATTGGAGGTTTAGAATGATAACTAAAAGACTTAGACTATTATCACCAGTTCCTAGAGATAGTGAGCAATTACAGATATCAAAGGATAGCAGAGTAATAGAAAACCAGCTTAATGAAAAGCTGATAACGATAGTAAAACAACTACAAAAGCTACAAATGCAACCCATAGATATCTACAACATTGACTTTAGAGAAAAAATCCAGACAACTCTCAGACACGCAACAGAACGAATTTATCAAATCGCTGGAAACTATGCTGCAGAATTTAGTGCAAGAGAGTATTACACTACAAAGACCGATTTGGATACCATTGAACGGCTCACCCGCATTTATAGCGATGTTTTCTTCGGAAGAGTGGCACGGTTCATTATCCCTAGTAATGAAACACAACAAGAACAAAAACAAGTCAAACCTGAGTTTATAGTAAAGATGACAACTGCAACACTAACTCAGGATACAATGAGACAAGCAATCATTGCTAAATCTCAACAGATTTTAAATAAAGTAGCAATTACAACTGCAGCATTTGGCGATAATATAGAAGAGAATGCTGCAATTTCAATAGTTTATGTATGGGTAACTTCGCAAGATGATAAAGTCTGTCCTATCTGTTCAGCATATGAAGGTCAAGCATGGCCTAGTGATGATACAGCAAGTATTCCAGAAATACCAGATTCAACACATCCTAACTGTCGCTGCACCATTCAGTTAAGTGAGGCTGAAGTTATTGGCTAGAATCATAAAGCCTCTTCTTATCTTCTTTAGAGAGCATTCACCAGCAAATGACTTTGATGCTAACATTCGCAAGTTAACTGAATATGACCGTCTAGTTTTCTTGAATATGCAAAACTGGACTGCATGGGCTGCAGCTAAACGTTTTGTCACAAAGCATCGATACAGTGATGGATTTTACACGCATGTTGTGCTAATAGATGACGATATAATCTTTGATATTGATACTTTAGATTTAATGTTACAACGAGTCAAGTCATACAATTATCCTGTTGTATCAGCAGATGCAACTGATGACGCTGGAACACATTATTATCAAAGCAATAAGATTGCCCCTCCAGCAAAAGATAGAGCGAGTAGAGTTATTACTTTTGCAGATGGGAATACAGATGTTCCTATTATCAAAGTGTCCTGGACAAGATGTCAGTTAATGATAATCAGAAGTGATTTAGTTGTTAACACTTTATCATTTAGAAATGATAGTATCTATACTGGACTTACTGATGCAGAAGGTCTAGACCCATCAACTGTCATAGCAAATGAACTATATGAAGCAGGTATCGACCAGTATCTAGATACTTATTCTCAGGTTCACATAAAACCTGATTCAGTGATTGGTAGATATTATGTAACTGACCAGTGGAATGCATACTTTGCAAGAAAGGGAACTGACCTTAATATCTGGCAAGTTAATATGAATCCAACAGTTTTCTAGCTAACAAACTAATACTTATATCATGATACAAGACTAGCTATTATAATGAAACATAGCGCAGAGATAGTAATCGGTATTATGATTGCAGCGATTGCAATGATGATAATGCCAGTCAGTGCAGTATTAGCACAACCAACTTCAAACAATGAGACTCAGGCAACAAATGCTGGTAGTCCGAATACATCAACTCCAATCTTAGGAGGTGTGGCTAACTTGCAAGTTACAAGAAATGGTGATAATCAATTAACTGTAGAAATTACAAAGTCAACTGCTAATAATGAAACAACTGTAATTAGTTCGAATGGGACTGTAACTGAGGTTCCTGGAGGAAATGTTACAATTGTGGATAATGGCACGGTAGTAGTTGCACCTAATGGCACAGATGTAAGCACTACTCCAAGCAACGTAA